GCCTTGCAGGGCTTGCAGAAGTAGTTGATGAGGGCCTTGCCTTCCTTCATCTTTGCCTGATCTTCGCTCAGGCCGAGCGCCTTGCCCGCCGCGTCGAGGCTCATGGGGAGTCCGCACTGCGCCGCGACGTGCATGATGTCGAGCCACTGCTCCGGCGGGGTGTCCTCCCACAGGGACTGCCAGATGACCTCCCGCTCGAACGCGCAGTTCCACGCCTGCTTCGTGACCTCGGGATCGCGGAGCGCCGCGAGGAAGTCCTTCGGCCAGTCGAACGTGGAGAGCACTGTTGTTCCGTCAGGGGCTTCGTACATGGGGGTGGGGCGGGACTCCGTGAAGTCCCACAGCCTGACCTCGCCGTCGTCGAAGGCATAGGCGAGGAGGAGCGGCTCGAAGCTCGGGTCGTCCATGTAGTGGAACGATCCGCACTTGCCGATGTCCACCGCGCTGTAGGTCTCGAAGTCCATGAGGAGATACTTCGGCTTGCTCATACGTCCAGCCCCCACACTTCCCGCAGCAGTACCGCGTTTGTGCGGATGCGCTCTGCGCCGCGGAGGAGTTCTCGCGCGGTCTGCACCTCTGCCCTGCCCTGCTCCAGCAGGGCGTCATATCGGCGGGGAAGCGGCTCTCCCTTCTTCCGTGCCCGTCGGAGCTCTGCCGCTTCCGCACGGTCTGCCGCCGCGAAGTTCTGGTGGTTCTGCGCGTTGGTCTCCCTCTCCTCTGCCGCGGTGAGCAGGTCGATAGACAGTCGGTGTGCCCGTTCTGCGCTCCACTCCGGGTCGTCAAGCATCATGCGCAACGCCTTCCGAACCTTCGGCCCTGCCTGTGCGAAGAACTCCGCCGTCAGGTGCATCTCGCCCGTGCTCCATTTGATAATCACAGGTTCCATTGTTCACCTCCGAAAACTGACCCCGAAGGCGGGTTGCCCCGCCTTCGGGGGGATCGTGTTGGTCTCAGTCGAGGTAGCTGCCGCCGCTCTCGACCATGTCGCCGAAGTCGCTCTCCGCGCTGCGGCCGCCGCCGAGTCTCTCGTCGTCGCGCGTCTTGATGACGTTGTTCAGGCCCGCTGCGACGCCCATGTTGCCGGACGTGTTGTACGGGAACATATTGACGACCGCCGCGCCCCAGCAGCCGCTGTAGAAGTCGTCGGTGTCAAGGGCCTCGGACATCTGGCCCTTCTCCAGAACGCGGACACCCGGCTTCTGCGCCGTTCCGGCGTTCATGAACCACATCCCCTCGTACACGGGATCGTCGGGGTACTCCTCGTCGCCGTCGCGCAGGGGCGTGTGGAGCTTCGAGGCGGGCGGCATCTTTCCGTTCCACTTGGAGGCGACGCCCGCGGTCTTCGCAGCCTCGACCGCCGCGTCGATATACTTCTTCGCCTGCGTGTCGGTCTTCGGGATCAGGAGCTGGACGCTGTACTTGCCGTCGGTGCCGTCCTCATTCTTGCGCGGCGCGAACACGTAGACGTAGGAGAAGCGGAGCTCGCCGAGGCGGATGCTGGTAGCGGTGATAGTCTTGTTGTAGTTAGCCATGATGATCTTTCCTTTCTGTTTTCAGTGTGTTGATGTTGTTGAAATCAATCGTCGTTCGACGGTGTTTCAGTGGGTTCCGCCATGTCGCCGAACGCGGCGTCGGCGGAGTTGTACTCGGGTCTCGGATCGGTCTCCGGCACGAGCTGGAGCCTCCCCTCGCCTTGTTTGACAAGGCCGCCGAGCAGAGCGCGAAACGCTTTTGCGCCGAGGGTTTTTTCAATTTTCGCCACGGGCATGAGCTTCGTTTCTTCGATCTGCTCGGGGCCATAGCCATTCCGTAAGAGCTGGGCGCGGACTTCCTCGTCGTCCGTCCACGAGCGGTTGGGTCTGCGCCCCCGCACCAGCTTGTAGCCGGGGATGCGCTCGCCGTGCAGGGCGCGATCCTCCGTGTAGGAGCGGATGTCCTTGATCCACTCTTCCACGGCGTCGAGCCGCGGGAGGATGTCGAGTATCTGCGCCTCGCTCAGCTCGCCGCTGCCCTGCAGGCCGTAGTCGAAAACCTTCAGGGCCTCCGCGGCGCGCGCCGCGCAGACGGTCTTCGCGGGACAGAAGCGGCAGTGCTCGCCGGGGAGGAACTCTCCCTTGCCCTCGTAGGCGAGCGCGGCGCGCGGCTTGACGTAGCTCTCCGCCCATTCGAGCAGGGCGTCTGTGCTGATCGCCTCCCGGCTCACGCTGTCGAGGCGCGGCTGCACGATGCAGTAGCGGATCGCCTTGAAGTCGTAGAGTGGGGCGAAGCGCCTGTACGCGCCGAGCGCGTAGAGCCGGAGCTGCGGGTTGTCCTCTGCCGCCACGGGCACGCCTACGCCGTGCTTGTAGTCGATGACCTCAAGCAGGTCGTCGCTGACAATGATGCAGTCTGCTGTGCCGAAGCCCCCGGGCACCCAGTCGGAGTAGTCCACGCGCTGTTCGAGGAAGAGCTGTCTGCCCTCGTGCTTTTCGAGCCGCTCCAGCACCACGTCGGAGTAGGTGTCCGTCGCGTTCTCCATGTCCTCCGGGATGTCTCCGAGCTCCTTGCGGAGCGCCTTGTAGCGGTTGACGTTGATCCCCTGATACGCGGCGCGCTCCGCCTCGCTCATCGCGCCGTGCTTGGCCGCGGTCATCTTGTCCGCGCGCCAGAGGTCGTACCTGATCTTCAGTTCACCGAGCGCGTGAGCCTTGGTGCCTTCCGCGGCATAGGGGCTCTCGGGCTGACCGAACCGCGCCAGCAGTCGCTCGCCGAGCCTCGCGGACGGAGGGCAGGCCAGCCAGCGGTGCGCGCCGCTCGCGCCGAGAACGCTGTGCATTACGGGCGGCATATCACTGCACCGCCTTCTTCGCTGCCTCCAGCAGCTCCGGGTACTTGTCCTCCGGCACGTCGCTGAGCTTCGCGTAGCCCATGCCCTGCATCACGGTGGCCACGTCGGCTCCCGCGTTGGCGTAGGCGGAGAGAGCGGTGCGCACCTCGGCCTTCGTGAGCTTGTGCTCCGGCTTCGGGCAGGGCTTCACTTCTCCACCGGGCTGCGGCTCCGGGGCCGTCTCGGTGTCAGCGTCGGCCTCATCTCCCTCAGCAGCCCTGCCGCCGTCAGCCTGCTCGGCCTTGGGCTCCTCGGTCTTGGGCTCCTCCGCAGGCTTGTTGGTCTTTGCCTTCTTCGCCGCGCTGATGACGGACTTGATGGCGTCCTCCTTCTGCTGCTTCGCGGCTTCCGGGTCGACGTTCATCATCTCCGGCATAACGTAGGGGTTGGGGTGACGCTGAAGCGCCGTGGCGAGGCTGCGGGAGCGGATGAGGTTTTCCATCATCGTCGTGTAGTCCGACGTCGCGGGGTTGGCCTCCTCCATCAGCCCGACGAGCTGCCGCTCGTTGGCCTCCAGAACCTGAATGATCTTGCTGTTGTCCATGCTTTGCTCCTTTCTGATATGTGGGTGTTGATGTATCTGTCTGGTTTGTAAACCGTCAGACCTTGTTGGTTAGCCGATCCAGCAGGCTCTCGTAGAGGTTCTTGTAAACCCCCAGCTCCGCCTGCAGACGGTCGCGCTCCGCCTGTACCTCGACGGACAGCTTCACGTCCTCCGCGCTGAGGAAGTTGACGTCCTCGTCTTCGTCCGGCTCTCCCGGCCACGGGAGCGAGAGCGTGCGGCAGATCGCTTGGTCGATGTTTGCCATCTCATCCTCCGACACCTTGCCGACGTAGTCGCCGATACGGGACTTGTCGACGGTGTAAACCTGCTCGCACAGGGCGGTCGACAAACGGTGCGCGCTCTGGATCACCACGTGACCCGGGGTCATGCGCTTCGCGGTGGCGGTCAGATACACGACCGTGACCACGGGGCTTGTGTTGTTCAGCGCGTCGCAGCTCACGATCACGCCGGGGCGATCCTTCGTCATCTCGCTGCCCGTGTAGAACGGGATGTCGATGTAGTAGATTTCTCCTCGCTTCATACCTTGGTTCTCCTGTTCCTTTGTGTTTTGTGGGTGTTGACTTCATAGGGTGTCGTTTCGATGCGCTCCACCTCTGCGCCGCTCACGCGCACCAGACCGCCGATGCGGAAGGCGGTGAGTTTTCCCTCGCGCAGCATGATGTAGAGCTGGTTCGGGCTGCACTGCCAGCGTTCGGCAAGCTGGTCGATGGTGAAGGCGGTCGTGTTGTCCATGTCCTTGCCTCCTCTCACCCGTTAGTGTTGCATTTCATGCAACATCTGGGGCGAAAAAAATTGCCGTGATGTCGTCTGCCGACAGCGTCAAGACCTCCGACATTTTTCGGACGTCCCGAACCGTCAGCTTTTCGGCGTTCTGAAATTTGCGGTAGAGCGTGCTCGTGTCCACCTCCAGCGCCTTTGCCAGCTCGGCTGCGGTGACATCACGCTCCACCATCTTTGCCTTGAGCTTGCGCAGTTCCACCATATCTTCACCTCCTCTCCCGGGTTGCCAACAAGATGATGCGTTTCATGCAACATGGTCATGGTAGCAGACTGTTTCGCATTTGTCAATAGCAAAGTTGCATTTCGTGCAAATATTTTTTCCAAATCGCAAAATAAGTGTTGCAATTTTGCAAATACTATGGTATGCTTGCGAAGCAAGGGAGGGATGGTTGTGGCCTCTACGACTGGCAAAAGAATACGGGATCGTCGCCGCGACCTCGGTATCTCGGTGCAGGAACTTGCCAACAGGCTCGGCAAGAACCGGGTCACCATTTATAGATATGAGTCGGACGCGATTGAAGATATGCCCTTCATGGTGCTGCAGAATCTCGCTGAGGCTCTGCAGACCACCCCGGCCTACCTGATGGGGATAACAGACGACCCGAACACAAACGATGATCCAGACCTGCTCAATGAAATCCTGCGCGCCAACAAAGAGGCGGAGGAGATGGAGCAGGCCCTGCAGAATCCAGACATCCGCATGATCGCCCGCGCTGGCACGAAGATGACCCCGGAGCAGGCCGAGAAGCTCCGCGCGGTGGCGATGGCGATGTTCCCGGAGGCGTTCACATGATTAAGGAAGCACGACTGCAGGAAATCTATACCACGGTCTTCACGACGATGATCCGGCACGATCTCCTGACGTTGCCGCTTTCCACGTATGGCGTGTGCTCCCGCCTCGGGATCGAGCTGGTACCGCTCTCCAAGCTCTGTATCAATGCAAACCTCACAGCGAAGCAGGTGTTCGAGGTGTGGGGCAACGAGGACGGTGTGGTCATGTCGTACAACGGCCGGGTGAGGATCGGCTACAACGACTTCGCCCCCTCCGACCGGGCCCGGTTCACGATCTGCGAGGAGGTCGGGCACTACTTGCTCGGCCATCTGTGGGACGCCCGGTTCAATGTTTTTTCGCAGGACTACGACCCGAAGACCTACAACCGCTACGAGGAGGAGGCACGAACCGCTGCCGGACTTCTCATCAGTCAGCCGCAGTTCTTTTATAAGGAAGACCCGAAGTACCTCAACCCGCGCACCCTCGCCTATCTCTGCGGCGTGTCCGCCGCCTGCGCGGAGACCCGCGTCGCGGTGCTCCAGAAGTACCGGGCGTCCATTGAGCGCAACGAGGTCTACCGCGAGCTCCCACAGCCGGATGTCATCAAACCCTTCTGGCGTGCCGAGGCGGTCTCCCATCTTGAGATGGCCAGCGGCAACCCATTCCACCCTGCGCGCTACTGCCCATCCGCGATCATCATTGACGGCCCCGAGAGGTGAGAATAATGAGAAGGCTGTGCTGTTTCATTCTTTCCGCCCTGATTGTTTTCGGCCTGACCGGATGCTTCTTCGGCGGAGCGGGATCGAGTTCTGAATACGACCACGGGTATAGCGACGGCCGGGACGACGGTCGCAAGGAGGGCTACAGCGAAGGCTTCCGGGATGGTTACATGGCAATCCTCAATACTTTTGATGAGGATGAGCTGGAGCAGTGGTGCAAAGACAACGGAGACGTCATTCGTAAATACAACATCGAAACGTAAAAGAGGGCATTGACAATTCCCTCAGCAGGGAATATGATGATGACAAGGAGGTGCGTCATGTTTCTCAAGGACTACTACGGAAAGCCCGTCACCGATCCCCGGTACCGGGACTCCGACAGCTACGAGCTGCCGCTCGGCATCCGTCCTTATGACGATGAAGCGGAAGGCGAGGAGCAGAACTGGACACTCTCCACGAGTCTCCTGCTGACCGTCGAGGACGGCAGGATCGCAGCGCTGGAGCCGGGTGCCGAGGTCACCTGCCCGGGAGACAGCGGCCTCGGTGAGATCGACCCGGCGGACTACTGGGAAAAGCAGGACGACCTCGCGGCGCGGGCGATCCTCGACAGGATCACGGCATAAAAAATGCCGCTCCGGTACTGGCATACCGAAGCGGCGCGCAAACAATATTCAATCATCAACACCCACGTATCAGAAAGGAGCACTGTTTGCTCCTCCATTCTACCCGAGAAACTGCAAAATTGCAAGGAGGAAATATCATGGCGACGAAGAAAACCGCCCCGCAGAAGTACGCGACCCACATCACCACGCCCGCAGGCAAGCGCGTGTACGTGAGCGGCAGGACGAAGGAGGAATTGGACGAAAAGATTTTCCGCGCCAGAGTCGAGATGCGCGCAGGCGTGGACATCACCGACGAGACTCTGTTCTCGGACTACGCGAAGGCGTGGCTCCCGATCTACAAGAAGGCGATGATCCGCCCCAGCAGCTACGCAATTCTGGAGACCCAGCTCAACACGCACGTGCTCCCGTTCTTCGACGGCCTTCGCATCAAGGACATCCGGCCCACAGACGTGCAGTTGTTCCTCAACAACATCGCGCCGTACAGCAAGAGCCTGCAGACCAAGTGCTTCGGTCTCCTGCGCAACATCCTCACCGCTGCGGTTGAGGACGGCCTGATCGTCAAGTCCCCGATCCGCAAGGACATGGGCATCTCCGCGGAGGAGCCCGAGGAAGAAGAGCCCCTGACCGACGAACAGGCGCAGCGCCTGCTGACCGCTCTGGAGGGTACCCGGGCCTATACCTTCTGCCTGATCGCGCTGGCCACCGGGATGCGCCGTGGCGAGATCATCGGTCTCATGTGGGACGACATCGACTTCGACAAGCGCATCATCACAGTCACGCACAACAAGTCCTTCGAGATGAACAAGCCCGATGCCCCGGTCACCGAGCTCCTGAAGACAGAGGCTGCGCACCGCAACCTCCCTATGAGCCAGCATCTCACGGAGCACCTGCTCAGCCTGAAGGAGACGTCCACGTCCCCGTTCGTCGTCTGCATGAGCAACGGGGAGAGCCTCTCCAAGAGCGCCTTCCGATCCCTGTGGTCGAACGTGGAGCGCCGCACCGTCGGCAAGGGCCGGACGCCGCGTGAGCTCGGCGAGACTTACGGCGGCGTCAAGGTGATCCTCGACTTTGACGTCCATCCCCACCAGCTCAGGCATACCTACATCACGAAGCTCTTTGAGAAGGGTCTCGACCTCAAGCAGGTGCAGTACCTCGCGGGCCACAAGAAGCCGGAGATGACGCTCCGCATCTACACGCACTACCGCAACAAACAGCGCGCCGCGGAGACCCACACACAGGTCTGCACCGCCCTCGACTACCTCGCCCCGGCGAGCGTGGCAACCACAGCTTGACATAAAAGTCCGCGAACCCGTTCTGTCAGCGGGTTCGCGGACTCGGTTTTGGCAACCAATGGCAACCAAAAGCGTTATAAAGTGTTATAAAATGACACGCGATTGTGCAAAACGCCGAAACGCAATTCCGGGAAAAAGTCAGAAAAATACCCGGAAACTAACCTGTTTCCGGGTATATTCTGGTGCGCGGTACAGGACTCGAACCTGTGACCCCATGCACGTCAAGCAAGCACCGAACGGTTCTCGCAGCCCGCTCCGCTAAAGGGCTGGCAGCGGTTTCATGTCCTGAAGTTGGCAACCAAACGGCAACCGACAACTTGCACAACCCGTCATTTATAACAAATTGTAGTTGACATAACAGCAGATTTCTCGGGTAGAATTGGAACATCTCACAAAACCATGTAGTTTTGACAACTGAAAAGCCTTTACGAAGATTATAACAGTTTATCACACCTTTGTAAAGGGCAAAAGAAGAACGCCGCCCGGTAGCCCGGACGGCGTTCTCTCGCTTAGTTGTACTGGCCGTACTGCCGCAGCATCACGTCGAGCTTGCGGTTGACGATCCTCTCGCTGTAGCCGCGAACCGTCTTGCCCACGCCGAGACACTCGGCGAGGTACTGAATCTGATCCTTGTCCAGACCCGGCGTCGCATAAATCTTCGCCATGATCTGCAGGCTCTTGCTGTTGGAGACCGTGTCTCCGTTCTTGTCCTTCAGGCTGACGATGTCCTTGGTCTGCGTGTAGAGGCTCGTGTAGGTGGCCTCGCTGATCCCGTGCTCCTCGGCTCCGGTCGTCATCTTGTCGATCCAGCTATCCGGCTCGTAGCTGCTCACCGCTGCCTTTGCCTGCTGGTTCGCGTAGTCGTAGACCTTGCTCACCGCGGTCACCTTCTCGTCGTCGCTCATCGCCCGGTACTCGGGGCTGGCGAACAGGTCGGCCAGCGTGCGCTTGGCGGTCTGTCCGCGGGTGATCGCGTAGGTGAGATACTCGCTGGCGGTCAGGTCTTTGCGTTCACCGTCGACGGTGAAGTATTTGTCCGCCCGGTCGAGGATCACGCCGCTCACGCCAGTGGCGTCATAGAGACGGCTGAGCTCGTTGAGCGTTTCCGTCTGCTCCACCTTGGAGACATAGCTCGGGGAGAAGAGCTGCGTGATGACGTTCCACGTCTCCGTGTCGGCGTTGTTCTGCATGTCGCCCCATGCGTCGATATAGGGAATCTGGTTGTAGTCCCAGCCCGGGGTCTTCGCGCTGAACTTGCCCGCCTGCCTCTGCAGCTCCACCGGGAGCGTGTCGTTCTTGTCGACGTAGGTCTGCATCCGGGTGTTGTCCGAGGCACGCTCGATCTGTCCGGCGAGCGTGCTGGAGCCGAACTGCGAGGCGTAGCTCATCGCGGCGTTGGCCACGAAGGACACCAGCGCGTTCTGCACGCCATACGTGCCCACGCTCTCCAGCGCGTCGTTGACACCCTGCAGCATCGACATCTCGAACAGCGGATCGCCGATGGCCATGATCGCGTCAAGGCCGTCCTTGAGCGACAGTCCGTTCTCCAGTCCCTCCTGCGCGATGTTCGCGCCGAGGAACAGGGGGATCGCCTCCGGGGCCGCCCAGTCGAGGGTGTACGTGTGCCCGTTGTGGAGGAGGGAGTACGCCTGATAACCCTGCTGGTCGAACAGCGCCTTGTCCTTGTCGTCGTCGGGGGCCTTGCCGATGAGCTTGCCCATCGACGCCAGCGCGTAGCCGAGGGCGACGAGTCCGGTTCCCGTGAAGGTCTTGGCCCACTGCTCAATGATCTCGTTCGCGCTCACGGTCTTGCGGCCAGTCGCGGCCTGAATATCCGTGATCGTGTTGCCGATGATCGACAGCGGGCTGTACTCATAGGAGCGCATCAGGATGTTCGCCGGGGTCTTGCGGAAGGGCATCACGCCCTCGCCCAGCACCTTGAAGATGGCAGGCGTATTCTCACCGCGCGCCGCGCGGGAGAGGAAGGTTGCGATAGTGTTGTTGTCGCGGTAGGTCGCCTCGGCTGCGTCGCGGATCGCCTTGTTGACGCCACGCGTGCGCAACTCCTCAGACGCCTTGTCCCACGTGGTGTGGTTGGCCGCCATGAAGCGGGCGAGGGAGTCGCGGAACGTGAAGCTGCAGAACAGTGCGTCGCCCTGATCCATCGCCCAGTTGGTTCCCTTGCGGTAGCCTTCCAGCGCCGCGCCGACCGTCTTGTTCCAGAGCTTGTACTTGGTGTTGCCGAAGATGCGGCGCTTGTCATCGACCAGTCCGGCGAAGTCGGTGCCCGTGTCGTCCTGATACTTGCCGCCCGCGAGGATCGCGTCCTGATACTCCTTGAAGATGTCCCCGGCCGCCTTCCACGTCGCCGCATCACGCAGCACGGAGGAGGTGCGGTCTACCTTTGCGCCCGTCGCCTGCAGCGCAGCCTCGGTAAGGCCCACCACAGAGTCCTTCAGCATACGCGCAGGCTGGAACCCGGCGTTGCCGAGGATGTTGCGCACCTGCGTGCGGAAGTTGCCGAGCATATTGAGGTAGCGCCACGCCGTCAGGCGATCCCACGCTGTAGTCTTGGTCTTGTTCGCCACATCCTGCGCCATGCGGTCGATGATCTCGTTTCGCTCTTCGTCGGTCTTCGCGTTGTTGAACGCCTCCACGAGACCCGGGTCAAGCGTGATGCCGTTGAACTCGCCCGTCGTCGGATCGAAGTCCCCGGCCTTCGCTTTCTGCATGGCCTTCTGGTTCATCTTGTCGATGGTCTTCTGGATGCCGTAGAGCCTGCCCTCCGGCGTCAGCTTCTGCAGGATTTTCGCTGCCTGCACCGCCTGACCGGAGCGCCGCAGCAGGTCGCTGTACGTGGTCAGCAGGTCGACGTACTCCTCGCCGGAGGCTTCGCTGTTTCCGGCATTATTGAGGAGCGTCGCGCCCATCGCCACGAGGTCTGCGCCGCTGCGTCCCTGCTCCACTGCTTCCTTCCACTCGCGCACCGAGTCATTCCACCCGCGCAGCTTGAGCTTGTTGCGGGCCCGGTTCTCGGCGAGCTTGTTGGGGATCGGCTCATAGGAGAGCTTGCCGTCGACGACGGCCTGCGCGATGGTGTCCAGACGGCGCTCAGGCGTCGCCTCTGCGCCCATGACGGTCGCGGCGGTACGAGATACCCGGTTGTCTTTCTCGGTGCGCTGGGGTACCTCAGCGGCTCTCACGGAGCCCTTGGACTCCGGCATCGTGCCGTACTGCTTCTGCAGCTCGAACCACTGCTTCAGCTCCGGGCTGACGCTGTAGCGGATGTCCTCGTCTTCGGTGTTGAATCGCTTGTTCAGCGGGATCACGTTTCCGGCGTCGTCGTAGGTAACCGGGTCGGCCTTCTTCAGTTGGCTGGACTCCAAGGCGAGGATCACCGGGATGCCCTTTCCGGTTTCTCGGTCGTTCCACTCCGTTGCAAACCCGTCGATCCCCGTCACCGGGGTGAGGGACTCACGGTAGAACGCGAGCGCGTCGTCGTAGTCACGGATGCCCATGCCTGCCATGACCTCTTGGATCACGCCCATATCGCTTTCGTTCATCTGGAGGATGCTGCGGGCGACTTCGGTGTAGGCGGCGTCCATGCTTCCGGCGTCGTAGGTGTTCACGTAGTTGGAAATCCACGTGTCGCGCAGGGCGTCGGTAAGTCTGTCGTACCCGCCGTCTTCCATCATCACCTTGGCCTCGGACTCGCAGGTGCTCTTGATGAGCGCCTTCAGCGTCCGCGGGCTGAGGGTCTTCTGGTCGTTTCTGGCGGGATGCCTGATGTCCGCATACATCCCGATCTGCCGTTCGCCGTAGTTCCGGGTCACCTTTTGGCTGGGCGACGTGTAGATGCCAAAGCCTTCCGCCGTTCCGTTGGTTCCGCCCTTCACGGTCACGTCGAACACATTGAAGTCGTCCTTCGTTCCGTGGTAGACCTTGAGCAGCTTCCCGTCTTCACCGCGAATCTTGCTCTCCGGCATCGCCGCTTCCGCCGCTTCGTCCACCAGACGCTGCGCTTCGTCCATGTTGTCGGACGAAACCGCTTCGTCATACTTGGCCTCGGTCTCCGGGCTCACGCTGTACCGCACCGTCTCCGCGCCGTTGTACCGCTCGTTCATCCGCTCCAGCGTCGGCTGCGTGCCGAACGCCTTGACGATCTCGTCGCGGTTGGCGTAGTTCAGCGGGATCAGGTCTCGGGCCGTCACCTCTGCGGTGGAACGATTGCTGCCAAAGTCCTGACCCTTGAGCACCAGCTCACTGATCGGGGCCTTGTCGTACTTGTTGCTGCTGTCAAACATCAGCACCGGGATGCGCTCCACGCCTGCGCGCAGCAGGGCGTTCGCGCGGTGCCGTCCCTCGTGTCCGTTGATCTCTCCGGTCTCATGGTCGATCCTGAGCTGGAACGGCTGGTGCCGCGTTGCCTCGCCGAAACCATCGACGTCCAGCGGTGTGGTCTCGCTGTCGATCCTCGCGCGTCCCTGACGAGAGGTCGTGAGGTCGAGGAACTCCTTCGGGCTCATCCATGCGATATACGCCTGCGCGTAGTTTGGGGAGCTGGGCGCTGCGTAGTCCTTGAGGTACTGATCGACTGTAGACTCCTGCAGCAGCGCGGTCTTGTTGTAGTCCTTGTCCGCGACGCTGAACCGCTCGTCTTCGCCGCGCCAGTTGGTGTAGTCCCCGCCCTCGGCGAGCGCGCGGTAGCGGTCGATGTCCTGCCTGTTGCGCTTGAGCTCCGCGATGATCTCCGGGTCGTCGAAGTTGATCGTCCGCCCGACGTAGGCATCGGCGTAGGCAGGATCGTTCAGCGCCTGCCGCAGCTCCTGCTCGTTCGCTGTCGCTGCCTCGTTCTTCGTATAGGGCGTGATGTCTTCCACCGCGGTCACCGGGCCGCGCTTGAGGCCGTAGTCCTCCAGACGGATCGGCTTGCCGCTCTCACGGGGGCTCGGCGTCACGCCATACTGCGCGCAGATTTCCGCGCAGTCCGCGTCGTCGAGGATTTCCACGATCCGCATGGCCCCCGCGATATACCACGGAGCGGTCTGCGGGTCGGGGTTGGTGCGGTACTTGTAGTACCCGTTGGTCGGGATGCGCGGCAGGCCCGCCTGCGTGCGGTCGTACTTGCCATTCTCCTTCACGCCCAGCGACATCGCCTGAAGCTGGTAGTCCACGTCGCCTGCGATCTCGCACTTGGCGAAGACCAGCGCATCCGGCATGACCGTCCTCGGGCCGAGCGGGCTGTTCTTGTTGAACTGCTTCGCGTCCGGCCACTCGCCGAGGTGCCAGCCCGGGCGGAACGCCAGCGTGCCGCCGCCCTTGTCGTTGACCACGACCAGCCGTCCGCGGCTGTTGCGGATCAGCTCGCCCTCAGCGCCGCGCCCCAGCTTGCCCACGTCCGCGGTCAGCACGATGCCGACCGGGGTGTCGAGTCCGCGCATCGTCCCGCTCACGGGCTTGCTGACGGCGTTCTTCACGTCGCTGATGTTGGACACCATCGGCGGATAGAGCTTTCCGTCTCTCGCGTAGAACGCCTTGTAGACGTACTTGATCTCGCCGTTCTCGTTACGCAGGGGATGGAAATTATCCTGCGCGTCCGGGGAAACGGAATAGCGGACGTCCTCGCCGGAGCTGCTGTCGCGGTAGGAGTTGGGATTGCGCTCCATGTAGGCGAGGTCGCTGCGGGTCATGGCGCGCTTCTGCACGGGCGTCGCCTGCTCGTAGCGTTCCACGGCGGCGTCCGGCGCGATCTCGGGCATAGAAGAAGCACCTGCGACTGCAGATGCTTCGGCGTTGGTATTCTGTTGCAGGGCGTCGCGGATCAGCCCCGACAGTCCCTGAAGATCGGTGACGAGGGGAACTTCGTCGGGCCCTGATGTGTCTCGGGAGGCATACTCTTCAGCGCCTCCGATGTCAAAGGCATCTCCGATGCTGTTTCCGAGAGCGCCTTGCTCACGTCTGTCAAAATCTTGGTTGAGGTCAAGCTGTCCATTTCCCCACCCCCACGAGTTTCTGATTAGATCATACCCGCGGCGTGCGATCTTGTCAACCTTGACTTTCCCGTCCTTCGTGACAGGCGCGCCGAGCGCTTTGTGGAGTCGGTAGAACTTCAGCTTCGTCTGCAGGCTGGTGTTCTCGTCTGCGAGAAGACCATCCTGCGCGAGGTACGGAGCCTCGGCCGCCCGCTGCGCGGCGTTCATGTTGAGACGATCCGCGGTCGAGCGTGCCTCCTGCTCGCCGATGGCGCTCTGGTAGCGGTCAAACATCGCCCCGAACATCCGGTATTCAAAGGGGAGACTCGGGTCGCTCTTCCGCGCTTCGCGCTTTGCCATCTCCCGCTCGATACGGTTGATGCGCCCTGCGTAGGTCTTGAGCTTGGAGATGCTCTGCGCCGTGGCGGGATCGTTCTTCCAGATGTCGGACACCGTGTCCACGAAGAGGTCACGGTACGCCACCTCGGCGTTCGCTCCCTTGGCGAAGTTCTCGATGTCCTGAATCTCATGCTGAATCTCATGGATGAGCGCCTTCGACGTCTCCTCGGGGGAGAGCCCCGCCTTCAGGCTGATCTCGCCTTTTCTGTGCTGTCCGTCGGCCGCCTTGCTGGTGGGCAGGTTCATGTCGACCTTCACGTGGCGGAGCATCGGGTAGTTCTGGTACAGCAGGTCGTGATCCAGCACGTCCTGCAGCTCCATCTGCTTCTTGCCCCTGAACTTTTCCGGGTGGAAGGTCATCTGACTGTCGTCGATCTCGAAGCGCCACTTGCCGTCCTTGCCCTTCCACCAGCCTGTCGTGCGCCAGATGTCCTTCATGTCCTCGCCGCGCTGATCCATCTGCTGCGCGTCCCACATGGTGTTCATGTCGGCCTTGTCGGCACTCCAGCCCGCCACGCTGTAACGGATGTCCGTGTCCTCGGTCGGATTGAGGTTGTTGACGTTCTTGATCTGGTTCTGCGCCCACGCCACGTAGAAGATGTTGTCCGGGTGGTAGGTGTACTTGACGCCGTCATACCCGAGCACATCGTGCATCGCGTCGAGCAGCGCGTTGCTCCCGCCGTTGTAGGCCGCGACGAGCTCGGAGAGGATGTCCTCCGTGTAGTAGGAGTGCTTGAACTGGTAGTCCACGTAGGCGTCGACCAGCTCGTCGAAGCTCATCTTTGCGGCGTCCTCCTTGCTGACGTGTGCGTCGAACGCCATGCCATTGGTCTTGAACCACTCGCGGTCGCCGCGCTTCACCAGCTCACGAAGCTGATCCGGCGTGATCTTGATTTCCCGGTCGAACCTGTTCAGCTCCAGCGGGTTGGTGATGTTGAGGTACGCCTCGTAGACCTTCTTGCGCGCGCCCTTGGGCTTGCTCTTGTTGACGGGCTTGGTGTACTGCTCCGCCTGCAGCTTGTTCGTGGTGAAGTAGAACCCGCCGCCGTAGGACGACATCAGCTTCGAGAGGAACTGCGGCATCTGGAAGGTGTTGAACCCTCCGGCCGGAGTCCCGTGATAAACCGGAACGAGGTGTCCCTCGTCATCGCGCACCTTGCTCTCGGCGAAGTAGGTCTGCTGCGCCTCGGTGAGCTCGCGTCCCTGACTGTCGGTGCTCTGCGCCACGCTGTACTGCTCGCCTCGTGCCTGCGCGATCTCGCGTGCGCTCTTCTCGGCGATCTCCTGCGTCAGCGCGGGGTTGTTCGCCCGGGACGGCTTGGTTACGCCCTCCGACGCCTTGTCGCGGAACAGATAGTCCGCGTCGAAGTTCGTCACGTCGATGGCCTTCTGCTCATGATACGTGCCGTCGCGGTTGTAGAGTCGGCGGTCACCCAGCGTCTTCCAGTACCCGGGCACCTGCGTGAAGTCCTTCTCCGCGTTGTAGTTGCCCTTGGCGTCCCAGCCGGAGAACCTCGGGTGCAGGCCGAGCGACTCGCAGTAGTCCGCGAACGCCTTGCCCTGCTCGTCGGCATCTTCGATGGTCGACGTGCGATCCCAGTATTCAAACGGCATGATGTGCTCGGCCTGATCCTTTTTCAGGAACGAGCCATAGCACTCCGGGTCGCGGTAGGTGTTGTTCTCCGCCCGACTCTCCGGGGGCAGGTAGCGCGGGTCGATGGGGCTCTGCTTCCCGTCCACATCGGTGCCGTAAAACCGCTTGTAGAGCTCGTTGAGGATCGGGTTGCCGCGCACGATCTCCCGCTCCTCCGCCGTCGGGGAGCCCAGCTCACCGATCAGCAGGCGATAGCGCACATCGCGTGCGGCCTTCTGCTCGCTCGTCGCGTTCAGGTCTTCGTGGTCGGTCTGATAGAGTGTGTAGTCGTCGCGCTTGCCGATGCTCTCGCCTACGACGTCCATCAGCGCCGCGTAGCGCCCCTCACTCGCTCCGCTGGCGTGGTAGGGGATGATGAACGTGATCCGCGGATCGGCCATGGCGAGCTTCGTGTGCTCGTCCGTCACCGTCACGAGGATCGGCTGCACGTTGTCGTAGGTGTTGCTCAGGCGGAAGGCATCCTCCGGGGCCATGCCCGTCACGTCGCTGAACACCAGCACGCGCCTCCCGCTTGCGTCGGTTGCCACGCCTTCGCCGCGCGGCATCAGGCTGCAGTTGCTCTCCGCGCCCACCGATGCGAACATCGGCACGGCCTCCGGTACCTTGGTGTAGAGTTGTACCTTGCTGCCGAGCGTCTGCATCTCCGTGAACGCCAGCAGGTAGTCCAGCGCATACTCGAAGCGGAAGTCGCTCGTGCTCTGGAACCGCTGCCCGTTGAGCAGGTTCTGCCGCTTCACGGCCTTGCGGCTCTTGTCCAGCGCCGCTCGCGCCGTGCGGTTGAGCGTGCCGTTCTGCGCGCTCGTGTTGAGGAACGGGTTCTTCGTGTTGTCGCCGAGCTTGTTCAGGGACTTCTTATCCATACCCGCGCCGCGCATGATCTGCCCGAGGTGGGCGTCCGCATACGGGGTGGCCGCCTTGCCCATGCCCGGGCCGCGGGAAACGCGATAGGCCCAGCTTTCCGGGTAGTCCTCCGCGAAGGTCTTGCCCGCATTGATGTCGAACAGCACGTTGTCCGGCACGGGCGTATAGTTCTCCGACAGGCGGACGTCCTGCAGCCACGACCAGTTGTTGAGGTAGCCCAGCTCCTGCTCCAGCTTGTCAAGCTGCTTGTGCTCCGCCGCGCTCAGCAGGTCTTTGCCCTGAATCTTGCCGAGGGTGACCTTGTCCTGCAACGCATTGTACTCGGTCTGCACGGTCTTGAGGAGAACCTGCCGCGCCTTGCTGCCGCGGATGCCGCGCTCGTCGGCGATCTTGTCGATCTCCTTCTCCAGCTTCGCCATGTCGCTGCGGATCAGGCTTTCGTCCGCGTTCTCATATCGCGCCTGCAGCATCTTCATGTTGTCGAACAGTCCGCCGAGACCGACCCAGCGGGAGAAGACGTAGCACACCGGGCACGGCACGGGCTCGCCTGCCTCGTGTGTATTCCGATAGACGACGTTGACGATCTCGTCCTCCGTCAGGCCGTGGCCCAGCTTCTTCATGGTCTCGCTCATCGCGTCGATGACCGCCTGCGTTTTCAGGCAAATGGTCGTGAAGTCCACGGTCGAGCTGTACTGCGGATCGGTGTTTGCCGTGTACCCGGAGAACCGGGACTTCGACTTACCGATCTTCGGCACCTCGCGCGGCCCGCTCTCGATGGGCTGGAACCCGGTCGCGCTGCTCGTTGCCCAAATGAGGTCGATGTCCTGCGTGTCGAGGAACAGGTTGTAGAGCCCCGCGAAGAACTTGCGCTGCTCTTTGGCCTTCTCCTCGGTCAGGTACCCGCCGTCCACGCCTGCTTGGATCGTCGCGCCGAGCGGAGACTTCTCGACCATCTCCTCGGTCACCCGGTCAACGCTCTTGCCGCTGCTGTCCTTGAGCACCGTGACCTGTCCGTCCTTCTCAAAGGTCAGACCCACGGCCTCCGCCATCGAGTCGATGCTGTATCTGCCCTCCGGTGTTCCCGCGTTCTCGGCCGCCTGCGCCGCAGTCTGCTGCGCGTCCAGCGCTTCCACCGCCTTGAGGTATCTCTCCCGCAGCGCGGCGAAGGTCTCCGCGTCCATGCCCTGACGGTTCACGTCGCCGCTCAGATCGGCGAGCAGCTCTTGGAAGAAGTCCGTCGAGTTCTTTTCGGCGTAGAGTCCGTAGATCGGCGTGTACGGGCCGCCCTTGGTGTCGTAGTTCTCGCGCACGAAGTCCTCGATCTCGGTGCCCCTCAGACCCGCGGCAAAGCCGTCGGACAGCACGCGGTACGCATTGTCCGCCAGATACCGCAGGTGCGCCAGCTCATGCCCGCCGAGGTTCTCCGCGGAGAAGGCGTCGCTGTCAAGCTGCACCGCGACCTCGCGGCCCTGCACGCGGAAGCGCCCGTCGGCGAAGACCTTCGTCCCGTCGGCGCGGGTCTTGCCCGTGTCGATCCCGCCGAGCAGCATGGTGAGCTTTCCGCCGTACCTGCGCACGTCCTCGTCCAGCTTGCGCAAGGCAGGGATCGCCTCGAATACACGCTCGCGGTCGGCCTCGGCCACCACCTTCATCGGCTCGCGGTTCTTGCCGCGCTGGGCCACGTCCTCCGTGGTCAGGTCGAGCTCTCGGACTGCTTCTGCCTGAGCGCCTGCGCGAGTGCTTCGTTCATCGCCTTGTCGAACTGTTCCATCCCCTTCGCGCTCAGCTTGAACGGCTCCTTCGGCTCCGGCGGATTCGCCTTCAGCTCCTCCTGCTGCGCCATCCACTCGTCCAGCTTGCTCTCCGGTACGCTCACCGGGTTGCCCCGGTAGTCCTGCATCGTGTACACCGTTTCTGCCATTGTCCATGCCTCCCATCAGCTCGTTGTAGGTCGCATCATCAATTCTACCCTGCGCGCGGGAAATGTCAAGGAACGCTTCGCGCAGCTCGCTCATCGTCACCTGATCCGCTCCGGGCTGCTGCATGGCCATGCGGCGGAACTCCTCGAAGCCGACGTCCTGCCCGTTCATGCGGATTGTCACGCCGTCGAGGTTCTGCTGGCGAACCATCCGCCATGCCGCGGCCTCGTTCTCGCCGAGCCCTTCCGCCCCCGGCAGCGTGCCGAGGAACTTCTGGAACTCGCTCATGATCTCCGCGTCGTCCGCGTCCGCGTTCACCGTCGCGCGGTAGAGCTGGGCAAAGCCGTCGATGGTCAGGCCGTCCTGCGTTTGCGTCGGCGCGACGTTCTCCTGCAGAGTGCTTCGGTCGACGGGCGACACCCGGTTCAGATCGGGCGTGGCCGCCGCCTCATAGACCTCCTTGGGCTGCAGCGTCGGGATGTTCTGCTGCAGCGCGAGCACCGTTTCGATCTGCGCCTTCGGGCTCAGTCGGTTGAAGTCCTCCGGCAGCGTGACGCCCGTGTAGGTCTCGAACAGCTTGCGGAAGCCCTCCTGCGTCAGATTCAGTTTGCGCGCTTCGTTGGGCGCGACCGCCTCGCCGTTCATGTAGCGCAGCACGATGTCTGCCTTGCTCTGCGCGGTGTCGAGGTTCATGTTCTGGTCGAGCTTCAGGTAGTCCGTGGCCACGGCGTCCAGCTTCTCGGTCTCGACCTGTCCGCTCTCGCGGGCACGGTTGATCGCCTTCATGCGCTGGTAGTCCTCGCCGCCCGTTCCGGCGTTGAAGACGATGCCGCCCTTGTCGTTCACGCCTGCGTCGAAGATGCTCAGGTCTCCGCCCGCTTCCGCGTACTGCAGGAACAGCTCGCCGACGTTGTGCGTGTTCTCCTTGAGGGTCTTGTTCTTGATCTTCTCCGCCGTCCGGTACGCCTCGGTGTCATGGTCGAGCCGCAGCGACGCCTCCACGAGGTTGTCCGCCACGTGCTCGCCCTTGATCTGCGCGCCCATGCGGTTAACCTGCACGTCGGTGCGGATCGTGCTCATGCCGTCCATCAGTCCCGCGGTCAGCGCGCCGAGGATGAAGCTGTAGGTCGCCTCCGGCGTCCAGAACTTCACGTCGTTGTTCTCACCGAAGAACATATTGCGGAAGACGGGCTCCAGAATGTCCTGCAGATATTCCTCCGTACCTTCGGAGAGCATATTCACGCCGAGGTTCGCGCCGATGCGCAGCAGCGAGTTGTCGATGTTGCGAATCAGAGTCTCGACGCCCTGCGTCCGCAGCGCCGACGTACCGAGGGCGGTCACGCCGCCGAGTACGTTCTGCAGGCACGCCTCGCTTGCGCCGATCAGCGTCGAATACATCCGCGCCTCGCGCTTGGTGTACCCTTCGGCCAGCGCCTGCGAGTAAGCGTTGCCCGCCGCGCCCACGCCCAGCGAGGCAGCGCCCACGCCCTGCGCGACCGCGGCGCTCGCGCCGAGACCGCCCGTCACGGCGGACAGCAGGATGCTCGGTGCCATGTTCGCGCTCGTGGTGATGAAGTCGTAGCCTGCCTGCGCCGTCGACGCGCCGCCCATCCAGTCGGGGAGCTTCGCGCCGGAGTCCGCAAGGTCTTCGCGGATGTACGCGCTGCCGAACTGCGTCGCGCTCGTCGGCAGGCGGTCAGAGCTGAAGAACTGCTTCGTGCCGCTGACGAACTGGTCGAGTCCGGCCCCCACGCCGTAGACGCCCGTCAGCAGCGTGCGGCCGAACGCATTGTCAATGTCACGGATGTTCTTACCCATCTGCGTGCCCTCGCGCGCATTGAGCGTCTCCTTCAGGAAGTCGAGGTACTCCTTGGCCTTCTTCTCATCCGTCGCGTAGTAGTAGCTGTACGTGGCCACCTCTTCCGGCGTCATGTACAGGTACTGCATATTGCGGCTGGCGTGCCCGTTCTGCATCGCCTCGCGCTTGAGCTGTTCCTCGTGGGTGATGGCATAGGCGACGTCGTTGCCTGCCTTCGCCCTGCCGCGGCGCGCCGTCTCCGCGAAGTCCGCGTTGGACATCACGCTGTAGAAGTCCTCTGCCTTCTGCACGTACTCCGCCTGCTGCAGCTCGCGCTCCAGCGTGCGGATGTCATTCTGGAGCTGTTGCACCGTCTCGCGCTTTCCGCCGAGTCTCCCTGCCGACGCCTCCTGCGCGCTCCTGCCGCGGCCCCGACTGATCTCCAGCCGATCCGACGAAGGCTTGGCAAGCTCGGTACGAAGCTGTGCCTGCAGCTCCGCGAGCTTCTTCTGTCCTGCGTTCAGGTCATAGCTGGCGAGCCGTTCGCGTTCCTGCGCCTGCGCACGCTCCTCCGTGCCCATGAACACGTCGTTGTGCTGTACCACGCCGGAACCGGATCGCTGCGCCTTGCGCGCCACCTCCACCCGCTCGTCCTTGTCAAGGCCCGCCGCGTTCATCGCCGCGGTCAGCTCGTCGCGCGAGGAGAACGACTGCCCGTTCCAGTGATAGATGCCCTCGTCCTCGTCAAAGTCAAAGCTCCGCCGCGCCTGCTTACGCTGGTACTGTTCCGCCTGCGCCATGTGCAGCGCCTCGGCGTACTCCGTCGCGCTCTCGGGCGTGTCGAACTTGCCGAGGTGCTCCCCCGTCGCGTAGTACCGCTCGCGCGCCTCGTCGTCCGAGAGCAGCGTCGCCTTTCCGTTGATGCTGGCGATGGTCGGCACAAGGATTTCCTTGCCCTCGTCCTCGTCGTAAAAGCTCATCGACCGCACGGTCGACACGCTCCCGTCGTCGTTGAAGTAGTTCGGTCGGCTCGTCAGGTCGATGTTTCCGTACCCGAACTTGGTGTTGGCCACGGTCTTGTTGAAGTTGCTCCGCGCCTCCGGGTTGGACTGGATGCTGTTCCACACACTCTGTTGCTGCTGCGCGAGTCTGTCCGCCTTTTCGATGCTCTGCCGCACCGACTCGGACTGTCTCTTTTTCCGCATCTCCGCCACATAGTCGATCATACTGACTCTCCTTCGTTAATTGAGTCCCACCAGTTTCTTCAGGTCTTTGAGCTGCGAGTCCGAGAGCTCCACGTCCGCGCAGAGATTGTAGAATCTCGCCTGCGCCGCCGCGACGCCCTTCTGCCGCTTGGTCTCCAGCAGCGTCCGGTAAATGCCCTTGTAGGTCTCGTAGTCCGCCGCCTGCGGCGTGATCGCCTGTACATACGCCTTGGCTCTGCGGTCGGCTACGTCCTCGTCGATCCCCTGCATCACCAGCGCGTCATAGGCGTCGTCGTAGTTGTCGTACCCGTAGTACGCCAGCCACTGGCTCGTCTGTGTCTTGATGTCCGGCACGCCTGTGTCCTTGGTGGTGCCGCTGCCACTGTTGTTTCGCCCGCCGCTCGATCCGCTGTTGCGGTACGTGCTGTAGCCCGCCTGCTGCGCCAGCTTCGCCGTCTGCACCAACCCGCTCACCGCGCTCTCGTCGTAACCGTAGAGCGACTGCATGGCCTCCATCTGGCTCGCGCTCGGCATGATGCCCGCCTGCGCCAAAGCGATGCCCGCCTCCGCAAGCTGGGCGCGCGCCTGCAAGGTCGGCTCGCCGTTGTAGATGCCGGTCAGACTGGCGCTCTTGTACGCCTCGTCAAAGTCCTGCGAACGCAGCGCCATCGACTGATTGAACGCCTGGTTCTGCGCGGCGAGCGTCGGGGAGCCCCGGTAGTTGCCGAGGAGGTTTGCCACCTGAAGCTCGTAGTTCTTGTTGAACTGGTCGATCTGCTGCTGGAACTGCGCCACGCTCAGACCATACTCCGCCGCCCACTGCTGCGTCTGGATGAGCTGCTGAAGGTAGGTCTGCGAGAGCTGAAGCAGTTTGTCCGCTTTCTCGAACTCGCCCCGCGCGCGCAGGTCCGCGATCTGACGCGCCGTGTCGGTGGAGAGCTTGGTCTGCGCCTGATTGACCGCAAGCTGATTCTGCGCCGCCGTGTTCATCACCGAGTCGTACTGCGCCGCCCCGATGCCGCCGCGATCGCCCCGACGCTCGGCGTAGAGCGCCTGGTTGTCCAGCGCCTTCGCTTCCGCCGCGCTGACCTGGTTGCGCTGCGTCTGGAACTGTTGCTGCGCGTCCTGCTCGGCGCGGGTCAAATCATTGACTCCCTTCTGCACTGCGTAATCGGCAGAGAGTTGCGTCTGACGCTGTGCAGCACTGAGCCACTGATTGAGGAGGCTCGTCAGATCGGGGGCATAGCCGGAGTACCCGCCGTTGAACTGATAGCTGTCACCGTTGTACCCCCCGTAACTGCTAGGGCCGCCGTAGGAGTACCCGCCGGAGCTACTACCGCCTGCAACCGTGCGGCTGGTCGTCCTGCGGCTCTCTCCGTTGTTCGGGTTTTTACCCCAGTTGCCGTTGGCGAGCTTGATTGTATGCTCCGGGTCAGCGTAATAGCCGTGGTCGCCGTTCTCGTCCTCCCCATAGTAGCCGTAGCCTTCCGTGCCGTCCCACGAGCTGAACTTGTTGCCGATATATTTGCCGGTGTTTTCTTTCCACTGCCGGTAGATTTCGTCGTTGCTCTGATACCGCGGGTCGTTGCCGGAGATGTCGATGCCCTGCGCTTCAGCCTTACGCTTGCGCTTGTCGAGCAAGTCCTTGATCTCCCATTCGCTCGACGCCTGAAGTGCGCCCGCGGCGTAATCGGTTTTATCCGTCGTCCAGTCGTTCCACCTGTAGGTGGCGCCCGCGGTCTGGACCGGCAGACCGTTCGACGCGTTGTAGACCGTCCCGCTCTCCTTGTCATATTGCAGCCCCGCATAGGCGTTCGCCCGCGCGCTGTCCTCGCTGGCGGGGTTGTAGACGGACGGGTTGTACCAGCTCCCGTCATACGGGTTGACCGTCCATTTGCCGGTCTGCGAATCATAGGTAGTCCTCGTCCCGTTGCGCGCGTCGAGCATCTGATTGATGTAGGCGTTCTGCTTGTTCAGGTCCTCCTGCGTCGCCGCGTTCGCCCCGAACCAGTCCCGGCTGTTCTGCTCCGCCTTGGCGCGGAGTTGCGAGTCGCTCAGAAGACCGTACATCTGGCCGTACCGCGCCGCGTCAGCCTTGCTGATCGTCGCGGCCACGTTCGTGCCCGTACTGACAGGCGCCGTCTTCTGCGCCGGGGTCGCCGGCGTCGTATACATCTGCTTCGCCTGATTGAGCACGCCGAGCTGCTGCCGCGCCCACGTCGCGTTCCCGCCGCCCTGCTGAATGAGGTTGTTGAGATACTTCTCCTCATTCGCGAAGTTCGTATTCGCGTTGTACGGACTCGTGGTGTTCGTGGTGTTCGTGGTGTTCGTGGTGTTCGTGGGCGTCTTGGGCGTCGTGGGCTCGGTCTTTGTGTCTCGGGGCGTGCTGATATACTTGACCGCCTTGCTCACGTCCTCCTGTGTTACAGCGGGCTTACCGATCGTCTTATTGACCTTCGAGTTGACCTTCAGCGCGAGCTTGAGCGCATCCGAAGCCTTCATACCCGCACCACATCCTTCCTGATCAAAGTTGTTACGTTATAGCCGGTGTTCGCGTTATACGTTCCCATTTCTTCTTCACCGCCCTTTTCACCATGACGTGGCTCATCTGTACAGCCCCGCGCGGTCGTTCCAAACCAGCAGCCGCAGCATGTCCTCCGAGAGGTTCATGTCCGCGGGCCTGCCCTGCGCGTCCCGCGCGCCGCTGCCCTTGATCGTGCCGTTTTCGATCAGCTTGGCGACGGTCTCGGTCGCCCAGGGCGCGCCGTCGCTGATCTCCTTCATCGTGTTGTAACGCTTCATGTCGTCCTCCTCTTCCTGTGTGAGCTGCCGCGGGATTATGTAGACGGGGTTTGCGTAGGAGAGCTTGCGCGTGCGCTGCTGCACCCAGCCGCCGTTCGAGTCGTTGCCGCCAGACGTGTTGCCGTCGATCGTCGTGATGTGCGTCGCGGTCTTTCCCACGAAAATGCCCGTGTGGTCGGTGTCATAGGCCGTCTTTGGCCAGTCGAAAATGACGATGCAGCCCGGCACGGGGTCTTTCACGACGCACTCCGGCTGATTGCGCTTGTACCAGTTCAGCAGCCCGGAGCAGCTCGGTGTCTTGAACGGCAGGTCCGCGCTTGACTCGTGATACACCCACTGCACGAACTCCATGCACCACGGCTCGCCCTGGAGCCCGTACCACTCGCCGTACTTTGTGCGCTTGCCCGCTCTCTCGTGATAGCCGATCTCGCGCGCCGCCGTCGCGAGGATTGCTTTGCCCGTCATGGCGTCACCTCTTGAGCTGGGCGAGCGTCTGCATGACCTTGTCGTAGCCGAGCATCGCGCAGAGCCACGACAAAAACGCCAGCGCCACGAGCAGCAGCACGAGCTGCACCGACCACACCGCGCCGGTGTAGAGCACCCAGCCGACTCCGAGCAGCGCGGCCAGCACGATCGCGACGATCCCCGCGACGGTGTTCGGCTTTTTCATCACGATGTGGTTCTCGGCGAGCATCGCCTTGATCGCCTGCACGACGAGCCCCGTGAGCGTGCTCACGACCAGCAGCGCGAACGCAAACATGTCAATCTTCATCCTTCGGTTCCTCCTTTTGTTCCAAATCTTTTTTCAGTACCGTCTTGAGGCAGAGCAGGAGCAGTTCGCCGCCGAAAAAGCCGAGCACGACGGCGAGCAGTCCCTCCATGCTCATGCCGCGCGCCTGCGCGCGCAGCGCGTACGCCGACGCAGCGGTCGCGCAGATGATGCAGTAGATGATCGTCGTCTTGGCGAACAGGTGCGGCACGCTTTTCAGCCACGCCTTGAGCCGCTTCCAAGGCCCCGGCTTCTTAGGCGCCTTCATTTTGCCGCCCTCTCAAGGTCCTCGATCCGGTGGTTCGCGACTTTGATCTGCTCCGATTGCACCGCGGTCTGTTCCTCCAGCTTGTACGTCCGCTCGATGAGGTTGTTGTGCTTTTCAACGCGCGTGGAGAGCTGGGCGACGTCCTTGCGGATCATATCAAAGCCGCCCTCGGTCCGCTGCGCGAGCATTTCCATGCCCGCGTGCAGCTCCTCATCCTTCGCCTGCGATTCCTCGCGGATGCCGCGCACCTCGTCCTTGATCTCCTGCATCGTCGCGCCGTTCTCCTTGCGCAGCGCCTCGATCGTCTTGTCGCGGCTGGTCTGCGCGGTCTTCCAGTGTCCGTAGAGCGTGCCGGCGAGCAGGAACGCCGCGACGATGATCTCCGTCCAGTTAAGATTCTCCATCACTCAGCCCTCCTCCTCTTCTTCTTCATCGGCTTCATCGTCCTCTTGGACTTCCTCGAAGCTGCCGGTCGGCTCTGTGCCGTGCATCGTGCGTCCATCGAAGGCGAACGGCGTGACGATGGTTTCGCCGTCGCGGTAGACAAAGGCGTTGAAGCCGTCAACAAGATAGCCGCCGGCGGGCGCGTAGCCGGTGTCCGTCGCGCGGATGGTTTCAATCGCGTCTGCCTCGAAGGTCGTGTTATCAGTGTGGTTGTGAATGAGATACATGGTGAGCGCCTCCTTTAAGTGACCGGATTGTTGTTCGTGTAGTAGGTCGTGTTGATGGTCGGCGTACCGACGAACGTGCCGCCGGTGCCTGCGAACATATCGGTCAGCGCATCAGTTGCGTCAACGCCTGTGCCGGAGACCGGAATGCGGTAGGCTTTTGTATAGGGGCTTGAGTTTGTTGTAGAAATTTTCACATTTGTGCAATTCTCGAACATATAGGAATAGCAATAATCCGCCAAAGTTGTTACCGGCAGTTTCGGGATGCGCTTCAACGAGGTACAACCGCTGAACATTTCCGAAAAACATCCTTCCGCCAAAGTTGCAGCAGCACTCAACGAGGGAGCGATGGTAATTGATGAACAGTTCATAAACATTTCTTGGTAGCAGTTGGGCGCCATTGTCGTGGCTGGCAAAGCAGGAACAGACGCAAATCTGCAATTATAAAACATATTCTTGTAGCATTCTTCAGCCAGAGTGAGAGCAGGCAATACCGGGGCTTCAACTAGTTTGGTACATCCCGCAAACATATTTGCATAGCACCCCTTCGTCAACGTGACAGCACCTAATGATGGTGGTGTGAGCAAGACGGAGAACGAGCTGTAGAATAACGCGTTAAAGCAATAATCAGCCATTGTCGGATGGTTGCCTGCCTGAACGGTCTGCCAGTCAAGAAGATTCTCGATGTTACCGGTACACATAACATTCGTTCCGGTAATATTGAAAGAGCCGAAAAAATCACCGCCTGTAAACTTTGTGTTTCCTGTGCCGCGAAACGCGATGAATCCGTTTCTGCTGCTTACTTGGGTTCCGTTCCACACCGACCATGTCTTTCCGTCGAGCGAATACTCAACGACTCCGTCCCATTTACCAGCATTATTGTAGATTTTTACAGTAAAGTCCCCAGCCCCGACAAACGACACCGCGTACTGCGGAATCTCATAGCCGCCGCCACCGCCGCCGAGCGTGATAGGATTTCCGATAATCATGCCGTCACCTCCGTCACCGTGCATTGCAGCGTAAGCGCCTCCGTCGGAGCCGCGCCGAGCGCCGTTGCCGTCAGCGTGCCGTTGTTGTTGCTGATATACAGCGCCTGCACGCCGTCGTCAATGAGCTGTTGGAGCTGCGCCGCCGTCGGCTGCAAGTCGATCTTGCTGTTCGCGGTCGCGCCGGAGACCGTCACCGTCTGCGTATACGGTCCACTGTCGTTCCATGTGGCGGAGAGGGCTACGGACGCAACCTTAATACCGCCCGCCGCAGCCGCCGCCTGCTCGCTCCAATACTTCGCGTTGTTGTGGTACGTCGGATCGGTGCTCGGCACGTCCTGACCGTCGCGCTTGCCGACGCTCCACGCCTCCGCGTTCTCGGCGGAAGTATCGGCAGCGTTTGCGGAGCTTGCCGCCGCCGTCGCAGACGCGGAAGCCTCGCCTGCCTTCGTGCTCGCCGTCGTCGCGCTCTCCGAAGCAGCAGTCGCGGAGGCGGAGGCGTCGCTTGCCTTGGTGGTCGCCGTGGAGGCGCTGCCCGCCGCCGCCGTGGCAGAATCCGCCGCAGCGGCCGCCTTGTTCGTCGCGGTCGTCGCGCTGCCCGAAGCAGCAGTCGCGCTCGCCGCCGCTTCACCCGCCTTCGTGCTTGCGGTCGTCGCGCTGTTGCCCGCAGCGGTCTCGCTCGCAGCAGCGGCCGTGGCGCTCGTCGACGCCGCGCCCGCGCTCGTGCTTGCCGCCGTCGCGGAGTTGCTGGCGTTGGTCTCGCTCGTTGCCGCAGCCGTTGCACTTGCGGAAGCCTGCTCCTTGTAGTATTTCGCGTTATCGGTATCCTCTCCGCTGCGGGAGGATGTGCCGCCTTTCGCGTAGCTCTGCGCCTCAGTCGCGCTCGCCGCGGCGTCGCTTTTATCCTCAAACGTGACTGACATATACGCTGCGGCGAGTTCTTTATAGTGCCGGGCGTTATCTGCGTCCTCACTGATGACTTCGCCGTCGCCGGTACAGGCAAAGAGAACAGAGCCGGGGGCTCCCTCGTAAAGCGTCAAAGCAAACCGGTAGGCTCCCACCCCCGGCCCGGTACCGTTGGTGCCGAGCTTGATCTGACTGACGTCTCTCGGATTTCCCGCGATGACGGCCTCCGCCCAGCCGTCGGCAATAGAGACCGCCTCCCCGCCCGTCCTAAACGAATAATATACGTAGGGGTTCACTTCTACACCGTCACCGAGTCTGATGTAGTAGGTGGTGTCGGCCGTAAGACTGAGATCGGTAAAATTGCCGAGGTTATGGCCCATATCGGTACGGGTGCCCGTACCGCCGATGGCGAAGCTCTTTGCGAGGATTGCATAGTCATCCGCCTCCGCGAGGATTCCGGCGCCCGCGCCCTGCATGTACTGCTTCAGACCGTGGCCCTCCCAGGAGTGCTCCTCGTCCAGTTGGCTCACGTTTGTGCCGTTGATGTAGTCCTTGATCTCGTTGTAGAGCTGCTGCATGTCCTTGCGGACCTGCGTCTCGTCGGTCTCAATCGTCGGGAAATCGTCGCTGCTCTCCCAGTTCTTTGTATACGTGACAGACGGGAACGCTTCTTCGTCCGTCCACTCACGGCTATAGTCAAAGTCTGCGGGGTAGTTTGCCATCCGTCACCGCTCCTTTCCTTGATACCTGTAATAGATTTGCGCGCTCACGATAGCCAGGTCCTCAAAGGAGACCTTGTTCCCGAGCGTAAGCGAAAAATGTCTGATGTGCCTGCACTTCGGCGCGCGCTTTGCCACATGCCCGTAACGAGCCGTCACGAGACTGCGATGCGCCAGATTGCGCGGTGCGATGCGCCACGCATAGCTGAGGATCGGCGTCAGGTCGACGCGCCGCTCGTAGTCCGTATCGTAACGCAGCTTGACCTCGGTGTCCGTGTCGCTTCGCACCGTCACGAGCAGATACAGCACGTCCTTGAGCCGGTCGTAACTGCCAAAGTACTGCGTGGGGAACGTATATATCTTGTCGATGGGGTCGCCGACGCGGTTGTACTTCCCCGGACTGACCTCCACATCATGCGGGTAATCCGCGAAACTGCGCTCGAACTTCGTGACCCGCCCGCTCGCGTCAAGGTGATACAGGCCGTTCGTGTCATCATGGAAGAACGCAACGCCGTTTATCTCTGTGAAATAAAACCAGCTCGGGTTCTGCCAACTGCTCACCTCATAGTCCCAGGCATAAACGTGCCCCCCGGCGCACAGCCAGTACCGAGCATCGTCGTCCGCGCTGACGGTGACCGCCGCGGCGCGCACGTCATGCAAAAGCCCGAGGTCACCGGAGCCGTTCACGTTCTCGCTGATACACACCACATTGTTCTCCAGCGCGGCGCTGGAGGACTGGATCAGATGCACGCCGCGGTGCGTATTGCAGAACACAAGGTTGTTCTCGATGAGCTGAATCGTCCACGGCAGGTCGCACCCGATACGCGCATTGATCGTTTCGTAGGTAAACGAAATGCTGTCGCGCCCGTCGACCGTTTCAATGGAAAACGCCAGCTTCCCGACGCTGCTCTCCTTGAGCAGGATCAGGTCGTTGTACTGCTTACCGAAGCCGGTCACCGGCTCATCGGCGTCCCCGCAGCGATTGTAGTTCGGCATGGGGTAGTAGCCCGCGTTCATGGCGGTCTGATCGTTCGCATTCCAGAACACCGCGTTCGGCTGCGCCGTACAGCCCGCAAGCAGGATGCAAAGGTTCTTACCCTCCCCGGCGACCGCCGCGTAGGTGCAGTCCATGATCGACTGCTTTGCGTCATTGTTCGCCTTGGAGTATGTGATCTCGACCGTATTGTTCGTCGGCGGATTCGTCACCGGCGGCGCGGTCGTAAACGTGATGACGCCGGTTTCGGCGTTCACCGTGTAGTCTGTTCCCTCCGTCTTCTCCGTAGGCTCGGTCTGCCCGGACTCCAGAATTTTCACGATGCAGTAACGGTCGGGGTCAGTGGAAATTTTTTCAATGTCCTTCACCGGCAAATGGTACGCGCGGACGTTGCTCTTGGCGTTGTACTTCACCGTCTTGCGCGGACTGAGCCGGTTCTCCGGCTGGTACGTGTCCCCGCTGCCGTTGTCCGGGTCGGCGTTGAGCACGATGACAGGCGTGCAGGCGTTCACAGGCTGGCTCATATCCACCGCCGTAAACGTCGGTGTACCGCTGGCATTGTGCGATATTTTGAAAAACCCGCCACGGTTCTTGTAGAACAGACAGGCGTCATAGCGGAAGAATGTGCCTCGGTTCTCCGGCACGTTGGACACGATGGCCGTGAAGCTGAAGTCAGGCGTGGTAATGACGCCGTTGACCTCGACCTCCCGCATATCCGCGGCATAGATCGCCGTGCCAATGTGGAAGAAGGCGTGGCCCCAAAAAAGGCCCTCCGCACAGGCATAACCCGTTCCGAGTGCCGTTGAATCGCTGAGGTATCTCTGCCCGTCGCGGCACTGAAGCACACCGTCCTGCCACCACAGGTTCTTCATATTGGGGCTCTGGTTCGGCTCCAGCCGGTAGTTCAGCTCCCGGATGTTCAACCCGCCGTTGAGCTTGGGGAAGTCGACCACGTAGGTCTCCTGCGCCTTCGGCATATTTTTCAGATTGACCCGCATGGGCGCGCCTCCTTAAATACCGTCGTCATAGAAGCCGTAAGCATCCGCCACCGGCAACATCTCAATCGAAGTGCCCGGACCCATCTTCGCGAGCTTGTCCTCGTACTTGTTGTAGAACGCCGCATACTTAAACGCGTCGTCGTCGATGACCAGGAACGCCGCGACGTAGTACGCCGCCGCGTCGTGCGTTTCGACCTCGTTGTCAAGCTCCACGTCATCACTCGGCTTCTCCGGCAGATCGGTGGGATAACGGAAATAGGTGATCGTGTAATCCCCCGCCTCGGCCTTCGGGATGAGGATGTACTTCTTGCCGTAGTAGCTGTAGCGGCTGGTGTGGAGGATCGTGCCGTCGTCGGTCGTGATGGACGTGCCGCCGGATTTGAAATTATAAAAGTCACTCGGGAGCTCATACCTCAGCATCTCGCCCAGGTCCTCGGGTTCGAGGTCGGCGAGGTCAAGCTGCGCGGGGATCTTCCGCATCGTGGTCGCGATCTCACGCATGGCGTCGTTCGCGAGCGCGGGGATGCGGTTGATATAGTCCTGCTGATTGTTGTACGAACTGGGAACCTGCGTTCCCGCCACGGTGTACTGGTTCAGCAGCATAAGCACCCGGTTCTTGAATTGTCCGTAGTTCATGGTATCGCCCTTTCTCAATTAAGGGTGCGGAGGAGAGGTACTCAATGCACCTCTCCTCCGTTGTGGTTGGTCGATCAGGACAGCGCCGGGCCCTGATACCAGATGGCGTCCGCCTTGTTGTTGAGGACGAACGCATCGTAGGAGATGCGGCCCTCGCACAGCCAGCCGGAGATGCCGGGAGCGTCCGTGTGAATCTTGTACTCAGAGAGCACAGTCGGCGCAACGGTCGCGATCGGGTGGGTGATGATGAAGTCAGCACCCGTGGTGGTGCCGCCGGAGGTCACGCTCGGGAGACGGGAAGCGGGCACCATGATGATCTTCAGGCCATCGACCATGCCAAGAGAGCCCTTGATGAGGGCGTTCTGCGTGGTGTCGCAGTCACGCATGAAGCTGGTGTTCTGCTTCAGCAGACCGGCGAACTTGTAGCTGACCAGAGCCACACGACCCTCGTCGGGCACGTTCGCGTTGCCGAGGACCTCCTGCGCGTTGAGCAGGAGCTCATACGCATTGGCCTTGGTGGCAGCGGTGGCGTCCTTGTGGCCGGTGGGCGCGGCCTTGGCGATCTCGTTGAAGACGTAGGCGTCGACCTCGGGGATCACCTTGAGCGCGAGCTGGCGGGCGACAGCCTTGCCAGCGTCCATGACCATCATGGTCTGGTTCTTGTTCAGCTTGTCGATGGTGAAGGTCCAGGCGCGATCCTTGCGGATCGTCATGGTCTGAGTGGCGTTGCCCAGCTCGTCCGGCGTGCCGTAACGGTTGGAGCCGCTGCGGGTGTAGTCGGTCAGATCGACCACGGGGATGCTGTACACCTTGACGGTGTCAACGCCGTTCCACTCGTAGTCGTTGTTGGTCACGAGCTGCTTGAGGGACGCCTTGGTGAAGGCCTCGTCGCACTTTGTTACCGCAGAGGCTTTTTATCCTCTGCTTCTTACGGTTTCCCGTAAGGTCGGCGTACATTTTCACCCTGCCGGGTGCCAGCCACTCTTGGGGGCGTTATATTCTGCACTCGCAGTTTCAGCCCCTACGCTCTACGGTGGCGTCCGCTGTTACACGAACGCTTACCTCGGTATTAGCATGGCAGAAAGTATTTCATCAACTCTTGAAAAATCTTTATAGGAGATGCGGAGCATACGGTAGCCCTTCGCCGCACAGTACGCATCCTTCGCCGCGTCACGGGCCTTGATCTCCTCAAATCGCTCTTGACCCCCTCCAAAAGCGACGGGATGAAAGTGCTGTTCCCCGTCAAACTCAATGCAGAGCTTCTCCTCCGAAAGGAAGAAGTCAAACGGGTACGGCTTCTTTCCAGCACAGTCAGGAAACCTCTTTTGCATCTCGTACTGATACCCGTGCTTTTCGAGCCATGTCCGCACCGCATTTTCGCCGCGAGAAACAGCACCGGAGCAATCCGCGCACTGCCGTTGCCCGCCGGAACACACGTTGTTCCAGCACGCCGTGAACTCCTTCCCGCAGTGGCACCGGAACCGCATCAGTGTCTTTGCATCGGTCCATGTGTTCTCAAGACACTCGATGCCGTAAACCAGTTCGCATATTGTAGCGACGAGATGAATATCGAGCTTTTGCGATGCGGAACGGGCGCAGGTACTGCACAGCCCTTCATGCGACTCGCCTATCAAATTGGAATATGTGCCGGTTCGCTCGTGCCCGCATTTACAGCGAACACGCAGCTTTGACTTTTGGTTCACATATTCCCCGTCGATCCATTCATACCCGCGCTGCTTCAGCCGTTCGCGCACATCGTCACCGGACAGGCGCTTCGCCGCGTACTGCTTCTTTTTCGCGCAGGCGTTGCATCTGGTACGACCTCTGTCCTGAAAGTCATTCCATGTTCTCCAGAACGTAGCGCCGCACGCACAACGGAAATGAAGGGCAACTTGGTTCCCCTTATATTCGGACGAGAGAAGCTCACAGGCTGAGATTTCTCTGGTCTTGTTTCGCACATACTCGATTGTCAAAGATTCCGACACAGGATCACCCCCTGCTGGGAATTATACCACGCAGTCGAGTATGCGTCAACCTTTATTCAGTTATGTTGATGAATACTTCTTGCTTTAGCCTTCACCGATTTTGGTCGGTTCATCTGGCGCATTACTGCGTCAGCGGGCAAACGATCTTACCTTGTTGGAGAATTTGCTTGCGAAATTGTAGGTAGGCATAGTTCACATTTCCTTTCTTTATTGTGAACACGGCCACACCTTCGCGGGGATGGTCTTACCAGTTGAAACCGGCGTCGAACGCCTTGTCAAAGACGCTCTGCGCCTTCTGAGTGGTCGAGCCACCCCCGGTGACGCCCGTCACGGGCGCCTTGGCAGTGCGAGCCGCGTTCTGTTTGAGTACGGTGTTTTCCTTCTGCAAGGACGCGGCGGTTTTGGTGCTCTGCTTTTCCCGATAGGCAAGGTAAGCCGTGAGTACCGGGATGCCCTGCGAAACGGCTTTCGCAACTTCATCCGGGAACTCTTTGACTTCGGGATAGAGAGCGCGAAGCTGCTCCACTTCGGCGCGGAGATCACGGGTCTTCGGGGCTTCGTGTTCGGGCTCAGCGACGAGAGTCGGCGCCTTGGGCTGTTCCTCCTCATCCGTCAGCGCGTAGGTGTGGCCCTCCGCAGCGTCCTTCGCGATCATGCGAGCCGCGGCTTCGGTCATGCCTGCGTCAATCTGCTCCTGATACACCTGCCTGAAAGTCCGCTTGTTCTCGGCGTCCTTCATGGCGTCGAAGGCGCGACCCTTCTGGAGCAAGGCGGTCAGCTCCTCGTCGCTCATGGCATCGAGGTCAATCTCCTCCTCCTTGTGGTTCACCTTCAATGTCAGCTTCCTCGGCGTGCGCGCCTCAGTCTTTGGCTCCCCGTCGGGAGTGTCCGTCTGCTGCGTCGCACCGGCGTCGGTAACTTCGGCCTCGCTCGACTTGACCTTGGTGGGGTCAGCGGGCGCTGCCTTGGCGTCTCCGTCTTCGAGACCGGCGAGGAGGTCTTCTTCCTGCCCGTCGGCAAGAATCTGATCCGGGTCGTCGGTGCTCTCCGGGACGAGAGTGTCCCCTTCCTTCCAACCGTCAGGGAGGATGGGTTCCACGTCGCCCGCGTAAGACGCCGTTCCTTTGACGACTTTGTCTTCCATGGGTTTCTCCTTTCTCCGCATGGTGAGCGGAGGGCATATTTACAAAGAGCGATGGTCTGGTAGACCATCGCTCGTTTGCACTTTACCGGGAAAACTGCGCGCCCTGCGCGAGCGCGGTCTTCTTCGCGATATTCGGCAGGCTGTTGAACTGCGCCTCCATCTGCGTCGGGAGGCCCTGCACCGCCTTGGCGGCGTCCAGTTCTCCGCCCTGCGTCGGGGAAACCGGCGTGCCGGGAGCGGGAGTCGCCGCTCCTGCGGCGGCGTTGGCCTGTTCGCCCGCAGCGATCCTGCCTCGCAGCTCGTCGATAAGTTCCTGCTTCTTCGGGATCAGCTTGTCGGGGATGCGCTCGAGGTACTGGATCAGGTCGAGCGTGCCGTCCTGACGCAGGTTGTCGAGCGTCTGCGTCATCGCGATCTCGCTGAAGTAGGTGGTCGCGCCGACGTCCACGCGCAGGTTCAACCACAAGTGCTTGAACTGGGAGAAGTCGAACTCCTCCACGACCTTGCGCGTGTACTTCTGCGTCATCATCTGGCCCGTCGTGGGGTCGATCTGCGGCGTGCCGGTGGCGTCCATCACGGGCTCCTCGAACTCGTGATCCACCACGACCGGGCGCTTGCCGTAATACGTCCCCATCATGTCAAGGAGTATCTGCCCGATGTCCTCCGTCCACTCGTAGAGATTGGAGCGGATGTTTTCCAGCGGGACCTCGCTCTGCGTTTGCAGCACCATGATGGCGGAGGTGTTGTCCGGCTTGACGTTGCCCATCTGAACGTCCGTCGCGCCGAGGCACTCCTTCGTATACACCATCACCTTGTCGATGAGGGCGGATATCTGCGTGCTCATGTCCGCGGGCTGCAAATAGCCCGCGACCTGAGGCAAAGCCATACCGGGCTGAAGACCGCGCACCGCGATCGCCTGTCCGATCTCATTGTCCCACCGTGGGATGAGGTCGGCGTTGTACAGCGCCTTGGGAAACGCCATGAGCTGCGCGTGGCGCATCCACGTCGCGAACATGACGTTAATGCTGATCTGGTTGGGGATCATGCCGGTCACGAGCGCACGGCCGTGGTACTGGTTCTTCTGCTTCTCCCAGTTGCCCCACGCGATCGGGTAGAGGCTGAGCCCCGTGTCCACGTCCTCGAAGATGACGGCGGTCTTGGTCGCCTTGGTCACATGAACGCTGGTCACGAGCTTCTTCGCGGGCCTGCGCTTCGGGATCGGCTGGCCGACGTCGTCGAGGATCGTCTTGCCGTCGTCGTCCGTTTCGTACACGAGGTCGCCATTCGCGTCGTACTCGTCCTCGTAAACGATCTCGCCGGACTCGTTGGTCATGTCCTCCTCTTTTGTCACCTTGGTGTAGAGGTAGACATACAGCGCCTTGCCTGTGTCCTTCTCGCTCTCAACAATCTCCGTCTTGCCGCCGACACCGGGCATACGATCCCACTCGCTGTCGCTCTGGAACTTGCTGTCCGGGGAGCTCGGGTCGTCAGACTTGCCGCTCTTGTAAAAGTCCTTGCGATTCTTCTGGAACCGCTCCGCCTCCCACTTGAGGTGCTCGACCGTATCACGGCCCACGATGAGAATGTAAGGCTGCGTCTGCACACGCCGGTCGTTCGGGTTACCGAACATGACGTTGATGCCGTCGACCAACTCCATCTCGATCTCACCGCGATAGGAACCAAAAGCCCCACCGTAGGGCAGGGCGTCAGGGTCGAAGTAGAAGTGGGCGCAGTAATCGCCGGTCTGCGCGCCGTCGAACAGCGCGTCGCGCAGGCGGTAGTCGAACTTGAACTTCTCCAGCAGCGCCGCGACCTCGGCGTTGGCGAACGCCGCGGCGTCGTGATTGGGGTCGGTCATATTGCTGCCGTCGTAGTACGCCAACGGCTCAAAGTGCATCGTCGTGCCCGTCGAGGTCAGCGACGCGATGAACAGGCTCGCCACGCGCTTGAGGATATTGAACACCGGCTTGGGCAGGCCACGCATCGCCTCCGTGTTGGGGAGGTTGAGCCATTGGTTGCCGATGAAGAACTCCGTGTTCGCCTCGACCACCTTGTACTGGTTCGGGGTCAGGCGCTCGTTGTAGTCACGACCGAGCTCGTACAGCTCCCATGCGCGGGTCATGTTGTTGTCCTTCACTCGATCTCACCTTCCTTGAGCGGCGTCGTGCCGTACACCACGTCGGCGTTGTAGCCCTGCATCTGGAGAAACGCCTTCTGCTGCGCCTCCATCTTCTTCAGGTCACGCTCCGACGGCTGTTCAGCCTTGCCGCGGTAAATCTTTCCGCGCACCACCCAGCCCAGACAGAAACCGAGGCCGAGCAGCGCGATAACAAAAAACGCGCCGAGCGCGCCGTAAAGCATATCCATACCTTACCTCCTAGAAAAGGTCTCCCACGCCATAGGGGTCAAACATCGCGGGGCTGAGAAACGCCCGCTCCTCTTTCGCCTCGAGGGCACGGGCCTCGACTTCGCGTTCACTGTACTCCGGCAGCGCCGATTCGACGCCGCTCGAGTACAGCATAAATGAAAGGGCCTGGCTGGCTGCGTCTACCATGTCGTCGTGTTTCGCCGCCGGGAAGGCAGTGAACTGGTCTACCAGCCCCTCCGCCCACAGCGCACCCTTCGGCAGGAACACGTTGCCGCTCTCAATAGCGGGGCTGATGGCATTGACACGTGCCACCTTGCCGCCTTTGGGATTGACGCCGATGACACCGACGAACTCGCTGCGGAGCGTCTGGATGATCGCGCTGCCGTTGGCCTTGTCCTCGATGACGGTGTACATCGTCTCAGGGAACAACTGCCTCACAGCCCGAATTGCCTGAACGGTCGCGGGGAAGTCGAGGTGCTTGTTCAGACAGTAGCGGCAGTAGTAATTCGCGCCGCGTTTGCTCCACACCTCGATGGCGACGAAGTCGTTGCTCTCCTTGTCCTTGAACGTCGCGTCGACCGAAATGATCGTCGTACCGAAGCCCTTGACGTCCGCAGGGTCGTAATACTTCCACCACTCCCGCTTGACGACGTTGCCACCCTCCACGCGGGGCGCGCACTGGTAGAGCGCCTGCCACGCGCGCATTCCGCCCTCTTTCGGGTCAGAGAGGTAGGATGCCTTGAACTGACCGAGCCAGGCGTTGTCCTTCCCGAGTTCCGGGCACAGGGCGTCGCCGACGCCGCGGCCCAGCAGGTCGAGCTCCTCCGCCTCCACGGGCAGGCGCACCTCGGTCACGTTCTCCTCGTGTGCCATGATCCGCGCGCACAGGTCGTCCTCGTGCCACGGCGTCATGATGACGATGACCTTGGCTCCTGCCGCGAAACGGGATTTGAGCGTGTTCTGCCACTCAGCCCACAGCTTGTCACGGTAGGTCTGACTGTCGGCCTCCTCGCGGTTCTTGATCGGGTCGTCGATGATGAGCAGGTCGGCCGGGTTGCCCGTGATGCCGGACATGATGCCACGCGAGATCATGCGCCCCCAGCCGTTGTCCAACTCGAACTCGGTCGTCGTCCAGATGTCGCCCTTCTTCAGCCCGAACAGCGCGCCGCCGAACTGCTCGACCTTCTCCAGATTCTTCCGGCCGAAGCGCTTGGCGGTGTCATCGTTGTAGCTCGCCTCGATCACGCGCTTGTGCGGATGCTTCCCGAGGTACCAGCTCGGGAAGCTCTCCGTGATCGTCATGGACTTTCCGTGCTGCGGCGGCGTCTTGATGATGAGGATGTCGTAGGCGTTGCCCGTCTTTGTCTCCACGAAGTTCTGGAGCGTATCGGCAAGGAAGTCGCTCATCCTCGTCCGCTTCCACAGCGTCCCGTGGACATAGTAGAGATACCGCTTGTAGGATTTCCGCGCCAGCTCGCGCCGCGCCTTCTCCCGCCGCAGGTATTCCTTATCGGTCAGCGCCATACGCTATCTCCTTACTCCAAGGCCACCGTCACCGCGCACTCGGGCTGCGTCGTGGGTGCCTCGTAGTTCTGCCCCGCCGCGACGCTCACCGTCACCGTCGCCTCGCCGTCCGCCACGGCCGTGACCGTGACGGTCGTGCCTTCGACCGCGACGGTGCATACCGACGTGTCAGAGCTCGCCGCGGTCACCGCGCCGTCGCCGTCGCGCGTCACCGTGATCGTACCGGGCGTGGCGATGGCCGTCAGGCTCAGGGTGTCGGCAGAGAGCGTCGGCGCATCCGGCGTGGCCTTCTTCATAGTCAGGTAGAGCGACTGCTCCGGCACGTCCTCGTAGTTGGAACCGCCGTCTACCTTGTAGTAAACCTTGTAGTTCCCGGAGTTCGTCGCAGTCGGGATGCTCGTGCCGTAGCTTCCGCCGCTGCCCAGCTTGTACTTCAGCGTGCCGCCCGTGGTCGATCCGGTCACGAGGTTCTGCGCTTCGCCCGTGTAGGTGAGGTTCGTCACAGGAGACACTGTGACCGTGGGCGTCGCCTTCGTGATCTCCCACGCGATCTTGTACGTGTCAGTCGTGCCGTCCTCCCAGCAGTAGCCCGTCTTCGGCGTGTAGCTCGCCTCGTAGTCGCCCGCGTTGGTCTTGGAGTAGTTGCTCCGCGTCATCTTGTTGGTGTCGAATCCAGTCACCTCAAGCGCGATAGCGTTGCCTGTGTAGGTGTAGCTCGTCTTCGTTGCGACGGGGCGACGCACCTGCTCGTTCGTCACATAGATCGGGATGTCGACGGTCTTGCTCGACGCGGTGTGCGTCGCCGTGACCTTCTTGTCCGTGGCGGCGAGGTCGGTGCTCGTGCTCGGACTGAACGTGCAGTCGCTCAGCTCCACAGCGCCGATGCTGCCGTCGCTATTGCGCACGGCGAGCACCAGTCCGGTCGTGGAGAACTTATCCCCGGGCTTATAGGTCGTCTTCGTCGGGAGCGTCAGAATGATGAGCTCCTTGACCGTCTGCACCTCTCCCTTCGAGCCGCGCGTCGCAACGGCCGTGTTGGAGCAGGTGGGGCAGGTGATCTTCGCTGTGATGCCGAGCTCCTCCTGCTCGCTGAGCGAGGCAAGCGTGAAGCCCGTGTCGTTGCTGTGGCCGATGAACCTCGCGCCGCAGTACGGACAGTCGAACACCCGGTCGCGGGTGGCGAACTCAGAATCGCCTGCGATAATAGATGTCGTAGACATGATGTCGTTCCTCCAATCGTCGGATTGTGTTTTCTATCGTTACGCCGCGCCGCGGCTGTTGCACGCTCAGGCGCAGGGCCGCGCCATGCGAGGAGGTTGGTCATGGACGAACCAGCAGAGAACGCATGAGCTGTCATCGGCGGCCCTTTCACGCCCTTGGCCGCCCGACAGGTATGAGCTGTCCGCCCCTACACGAGGCTGGTGTCCCACCGACGGCGTATATGCGCTTCCCGCTTAGATTGCCGCGCCGTCCGTCATGTGCCTTGATAAAGGCGGGAGGTCATACGTTACCTCATCAGTGGCGACGCGCTTTCAGCGAGCCTTGTCATTCTCCGTGAGGGGTTGCGCTCCGCTCACATCAGCCGGGAGCGACCCGGCAACTTGTGACATCGGCGGGAGTCGAACCCGCGTTCGGTCGGAGGGCACGCCATTGTGCCGCTCGGCGGCGGCCTTTATCTGAGCCGCGCTTCCACGGGAAAGAACAACCCGAGCCTCGATCCGTCCATCCTGACCAGCTAAACGACGATGTCATGTCGCGGCCCGTCGGAGTTGCACCGACAGCGTCCGGGTGTTGTGCTTCCGGAGCGCAGACTGCCTGCCGCATAAAAAGAGGAGGCCGGACGCATCCGGTCTCCCCACCCGCGCATCCGCAGACACGCGGGCCGATTCACAAAACTCCCCCGGCATGGGCCACATCGTTGAGAGGTGCACCGGGGTTCTACTCACACCCTTTTCAGCGCGCCGGGTGCTTTCGCTCACTCGTCATCCCAGTCATCGTCATCTTCGTCCCAGTCCTCCGCCTCGGCGATCCGCTCGGCCAGCCAGTCCGCGTTTGCCGCGATCTGGTCGAACATGGCATCGCTCTGGAAGTGATGCGCGAACAGCGCCTTGTCTCCCGGCGAGGCGTTGAAGTAGCCCGTCACGCAGTCGCCGTCCGGGAAGACCGCGCACAGGCCGATGCGCTCGGCCCCGCCCTCGATGCACTTGCGGAGGAAATCCTCGAACAGGTTCGCAAACGGAACCTTGGAGAAATCAGGTGTCACGCATCATCATCTCCGTGCTCAAAGACCTTGAGGCCCGTGACACGCAGGTCGTCCGCGCCCAGTTCGTTGCGGAGCACCGTGGCAAGCGCGCCGTCCTCCGCGCCCGCGAGGAGCGCGCGGCGCACCTTGCCGCTGTCCGTCTCGTGGCAGTGGAATGTCACCGCCAGCTTCAGCTCAAACGTGGTTTCCATGTTCGCTCCTCCCTCACACGACGTACCAGTCGTCGGAAAGCATATCCGCCTGCGAAGCCAGCCAGCCGATCTGCACACCGGACGTGCCGATGAACGCGATGGCCTGTTTCCCCATCGTCTTGTGATCCGCGTTCACGATCTTGCCGTCCGAGCCGCGGTAGCTGAGGTTCTTCACGATCTCGATATACTGGCCCTTCCCGTTCCAGCCCTTGCGGGCGGCCTTCGCGCCCTGTTTGAGCGCATTGAGCATCTGTCCGAAATCCATGTTCGCTCCTCCCTCACGCATCCGCACGGAAGACGTAGACCCTGTGGCTCGCCTTCCTCGCCGCCCTTGCTTTCGCCTTCATGGCACGCTCGTTGTTCTTCGCGCGAAAAGCGCCCGCCAAGGCGTTGACGCTACGCACCTTCTTGCGGTACGACGCGCGGTTGTACCGCGGCTTCGGCTCGTCCGCCGCCGGGTCAGGGTTCCTGTTTTCGTTGTCCATGCTGAAAACCTCCTGCTCGTTTTGTTGATATGTGAAGCCCGGTGTCAGGTCGACTGCCGGACATCCGGTGGATCACTGTGAACGGGTGTCAGGGAGTTATAGACTTATTTGACGCCGGAGTCTATAACACTTTGAAAATTTGAAAATTTCTCAAGCTCCCATTTATAGGGGGCCCGGCTCCGCACGCGACCGACCCGGGGCGGGGGAGGGGGTCTGACCTATGTATCGGACAGCACCCATGCCGTGCCCATACCCCCTATGGCCCCTGCACACCCCCGTACCACGTACAGCACCCCACCCCCGGAGGGCTTTTTGGTTTGGCGGCCGCTGGGGCTTTTTGCTTTTCGGTATGGATCGCGCCCGCGTTGCCTTCGGCCTCCCGCCTGCGCCCGCCGCGCCGATCCCGCCGCGCCGATCCCGCACGCCGGAGCTCCGCTCCGATCCTGCCCGCTCAGGGCAAAAAGCAGTGGCACCTTGCTGATTAAACAAGATGCCACAAGTCCCGGAGCCCGCATGGCCAGAGGCTTTGCGAACTCCGCCTTATTCCGTTTTGCAACCAATCGGCAACCACGAGGCCGTTTTTCGACCCGTCTGGAGCGATTGCAGCGCCCGCGGCCGAGCTCCGGGTCGATCAACGCCACGCTGTCGGCTCCAGCGCCCTCCTTATTCCGCGCCGGACGCCTCCGGCAGCGCCGGAGCCTCGTCGTCGGCCTGATCCGCCAGCGCCTCCAGCTCCTCGTCGCTCAGGTTGCTCATGTCCATCGCCTTCACAGGCTTATCGCTCAAGGCGAGGTTGAACGTCTCCGTGGGCTTTTCTCCCAGCGTATCGCGCACAAAGCGCGCCGCCTCAACGTCGCCGAGCATCGCCCTACGCGCCGCGGCGAACAGGATCGCGCTCTGGATGTCAACCTTCGCGCCCGTCGCCTCCAGTGCGGTCTTGATCTCCTCTGGCACGGCGTCGCTGCGCATCAGGTCTCCGAGGGTCTCACGGAACAGCCTGCGCCGCCCGCGCGCCTCGCCGCTCGCCTTCCCCGCCCGGATCGCGCTCTCCCTCCGTTCGTCTTCGCTCAACGAACGCTGGTACGCCTCGATGTTGCTGACCTTCTCGACGGTCGCCTTCGCCTCAGCCATGACTGTTCCCTCCCTTCGTTCCGTCCTTCTTCAGCTTACACCATAGCACAGAACTTTACTGCACTTCAATGCACACTTTCGATTGAGCACAAACGATCCCTGGTCGCCAAAAAGCGAGGAGGCCGACCTACTCGTCAGCCTCCCGTTCCATCCGCTCGCGGCACGCCTGCAGAATATACGCCTGCAGGCTCTGACCCGCGGCCTGCGCCGCCGCACGGATCGCCTCGCCCTGCTCCCGAAGCGGGCGGAGCTGTATGGTGTCACACTTCTCGTTGTACCGGGCGTTGCCTGCGTTTTTCGCCGGACTGTTTGGCACGGAAACCACCTCCTCCTTCACCCTCACATTATATACGCGCGAGGCGTTTCCCTCAACAGGGAATATTGCACAAATCCCTCAGCAGGGTATTGTGCAAGGCGGAGATTTCCCTCAGCAGGGTATTGACAATTCCCTCAGCAGGGAATAAGCTGTGCGCAGCACAGCTCCCTCCCCCGCGGCCCCCGGCAAATTGAATAAGTACCCCCGGCGGGAAAGCCGGACAACATGAAAGGAGAAAACACCATGAAAAAGACCGTCAACGACATGATCGCCACCGAGATGCTCCAGCAGATGCCCGAAGCGAAGAAGCAGGTGCTGGCGAACACGATCACCCGCAACTACATGCTCACCTCCGACGAGCACATCAGCAACGTCCGCATCGAGGTCTACAAGGAGGGCTGGTACCTCATCATCACCGGAACGCGCTGCCAGTTCGCCGTGTGGGCCGGAGACAACGACGGCGAGTACATCTTCACCCGCAAGCCCAACACCGACAAGCTCAACAAGCTCTACAGCGAGTCCCTCTACGGCGTCGACGCCGCCGAAGCAATCGACTGGTGGTCGCGGGGCTGATCCCGCGCCACCTTCCCTCCCTCATCAACACCCACCTACATATCGAAAGGAGTACATCATGGAGAACATCGAGAACATGGAGCTGGTCAAGATCGACCGCAACGGCAGCAAGCACTACGAGGGCCCGGTCACCTGCGACCGCTGCGGCGGGGACGGCGTCTACAAGTGGGGCGCGGTCATCAACGGCCGCCCGCAGTACGTCGGCGTCTGCTTCAAGTGCAACGGCGCGGGCAAGGTTCACGGCAAGGTGATCGTCCGCACGCCGGAGTATCAGGCGAAGCTCGACGCCAAGCGCGAGGCCAAGTGGGCGAAGATCGACGCCGAGCGCGCCGCCAAGGCAGCCGAGCGCGAGGCCGAGCAGGCGCGGAAGCAGGCGGAGCGGGAGGCGCGCCTCAAGGCGCTCCGGGCCGTCAGCCAGCACGTCGGCAAGGTCGGCGACAAATTCGACGCCTGCGTCACCTACACCCACTGCGCACAGTTCGAGGTTCCGTCCTTCCGGGGCTTCGGCACCGACACCAAGTACATCCACACCTTCAAGGACGACGCCGGGAACGTGCTCGTCTGGAAGACGACGCAGAGCCTCTGCGGGATCGACGCGGGCGCAGCCGTCCGCCTGACGGGCAGGATCAAGGAGCACGGCGAGTACCGCGAGGAGAAGCAGACCGTCCTCACCCGCTGCAGCGTATACCCCATCCACGTCGAAGAGGATATCCTCACCGAGCCCGCCTACCGCAGCGCCAGCAACGGCGACTACAGCCCCTCCTCCCCGTGGGACGCCCCGGGCATGAGCCCGAGCGACTTCATCTGAACCCCTGCAACCAACAACCCCTGACACCGCCTCCGGTGTCAGGGGTTCCTTTTTGTCCTCGCTCTTCTTTTGTCCTCGCTCCGCCGTCACGTTTTTTCTACGACTTTCGTGACACACGTCACACTTTTTCAAAACCCTCTCAGGAAGTCGTCGACCTCTTCCTTCGACTTCAAAAGCACCACGTTCTGACCGAGCCGTCGAAGATCCTCATGCGCTACGAGCTGGGCGCTGCTCACCCTGCCTCCCTGTGGGCGCTTCAGTTCCGCCCATATCAGATGCCCGCATGGGAGGATAACGATTCGATCCGGCCACCCTCTCTTGTTCTCCGGGCTGAACTTAACACACTCCCCTCCTGCCTGTTCCACTTTCCTCTTGAGGTACTGTTCCACTGACTCTTCAATCTCCTGCATCCTTGGTCTCCTCCTGCTCTGGCAACCAGGCAACAGATGGAGAGCGGTTTTTCCATATAGTTCAAACAACACTTTCATTTTTTCACTTTTCACAAAAATGAAATTGCCAAAACTACTCTATTAGGATTTTCGTTCTCCTCAGTTGCCAATGGTTGTAAAGCCTTTGTTTATGCGGCTTTAGCTGGCAACCGAAAGTGGCGACTGAAGCATTTTTTCTCAGTCGCCAGTATGTTCGGTCGCCACTTTTGCCCTCATTCCGCCCATGACGGCGCGTCCGGCTCGGCGCGCACGTAGATTTTTTGCCGCCCGTAGGTGTAGTCGCGCGGCGTGGTGCGGCTGGTCAGTCTCCAGTTTGGCAACGCATTGAGCACACGACCGAGGTGGCGCGAGGTCGGATTGTTGCCCCCGCCGCCCTTGGACAAGTCCTCCTGCAGCAGCTCGTTCCTGATCTCTGCTATCGTGACCTCGACCCTCCGGCGCGTCCACTTGGCCTGCGCCTCGGGCGGATAGCGCAGGTCATCCCCGCGCATGATGGCGCGTCGCTCATCCATGGAGAGCTCGTCCCACTCGTCCGGCAGCGGCCTGTCGAGAAACGCCTCGATCCAGCCCTGCCACTCGTCCTCCTGCGTGTGCTGCGTCTGCTGTTCGCTGAGCTCCGTCAGATACGCTGGCTCACTGAACCATGACGGCGTACCCTTCTGATAGAGCACCATGGCCTCGGCCCACAGTTGATCCCTGACCGCGCGCATCGCGTCCATCCTGCGCCCCACGTCGGCTCTCGTGGCGTGGACGTCCACGGGCCAGAACCTGCGGCCGCCCGTGTTGTCGACGATGAACTCGCGGGTGTTGGTGCTGCCGATGAAGACGCACTGCCTCGGGTGGTCGGCCTCATAGCGGCCGTAGCTCTCGCGGTATCGGTCGTTGCGCGCGGCGAAGAACTGCTTGATCGCGTCGTCGTCGACCTTCTTGGTTGCCGCCATCTCGTTGACCTCGACGATCCACACGCCGCGCAGGGCCTGCATGGCGTCCTTGCTGCCGATGGCGGGCAGGCCGTCCTGGAACCACTCGCCCGCGAGGATGTCGGCAAACTGGCTCTTGCCGATGCCCTGCTTCGGGCTCACGAGAACCAGTACCGTGTCGAACTTGCACCCGGGGCGGAACACCCGCGCGCAGGCGGTGGACATCCACCGCTTGGCGATCTCCCGGTTGAGCGGGGAGTCGTCCGCACCGAGGTAGTCGACGAGCATGGTCTCCACGCGCGGCACGCCGTCCCACCTGAGCCCGTTCAGGTACTCCCGCACCGGGTGCTTGCCGTGGGCGGCCGCGGCGAGCTCGACGGCGTCCTGCACCGCGCCGCGGGAGCTGATGCCCCATACCTTTTCGATGTAGCCGCGCAGGCCCGCGTCATCGCGGTCGTCCCAGTTGCGCAGACCCTCGCGCCCGCGCGTCCACGGCAGCGGGTCGACCGCGCAGCGGCGCAGGGTGAACTCGTTGTAGCAGATGCGCCCGCGCAGGCGCTGGTCGTGGGTGAGGATCAGCCGGACGTTCTCGATGGTGGGCTCCGGCTCACTGCTCTTGGGGCGGAGGGTCAGGCGGTCTTGCCAGTTGTCGTCCTCGTTGTCACCGTCGGCGATAACTCGGTCACCCTCGGCGACAACATGGTCACCCGGGGCAATTAAATCCCCGAACGCCTCGTCGGCTTCGGCCGTGCGCTCGGCCACGAGCTGACGCCGGATGTCCGGGAGCTCCTGAGCCCACGCGCTCATGGCGGCGTAGCTGGGGAGCTTTGTGACCGGGACGTCGAGCTCGTCCTCTCCGTCCTGCTCGCCGAACTTGTGGATGCGCACGAGGTCGAAGGCGTTGACGCTGCGCCCGCCTGCCGGGTCGGTGGCGTGGTTGGAGTACAGGAACGCGCCGTCGTTGTAGACGATGGCTCCTGCCGCCGTGCTGCCCTTGGCGTAGGTGTAGCGATCCGCCGCCGCGGTCGGGAGGTAGATGTCCGGCAGGAACTCGGCGATGGCAGCAGGCACGTCGTAGGTGCGGCAGAACAGGCCGACGATCCCGGGCTTCTCGGTCGGCTCGCCTGCGCGGGCGATGAGCTTCTTCCTGACCTCCAGCTCACCCTTGGCGATGGGCCAGAGCGTCGTGTCCCGCCACGCCTCGCCCGGGCCGTAGGACTCCAGCACCTCGTCCGGGTCGAGCACGGGCCCTTCCTGATCGTGGAAGCTGTAGGCCCCGTCCTTCGGGCACGTGGGCCAGTACATCAGGCGCGCGACCTCGTAGGTCGTGGCGTCCATGGTCTCGATGTCCAGCCACTCGGCGACCTTGCGCGCGACGGCCGGGTACTCGTCCGGCGTCATCGGGCGTGTCGTGGGGATGATCCAGCGGATGCGGGGCTTCTGCTCGGTGTGGGAGTGCGTGGAGTAGCTGCACATCCGGTATTCGACGAACGCCGTCACGCGCTCCCATGCCCCGGGCTTGGCGAAGTCCGCGTCGAGGGTTATCATGCTGCGCTCGGTGACGTTCTCCGTCTTGCGCCGCCCGCAGGAGAGCGCTCCGGCGACGAACCCACCCGCGGCTTCCTTGGCCGCGTCCTTTTCCTCCTTGCCCATCGCCCGGTACTCGCGCACGGTCTCGGCGGTGCGCAGCGGTGTCCGCAGGCGTGCGAGGAACGCCTCCCATGTGATCTCCCCGGTGCGCCAGTGCTGGCTGGTCTTTTTCCTCGCGGTTGCGATCTTCATGCGGTCTCGTCCTCCTCGTCCTTTGGAATAACCTCCGGGTGTCTCGCCACCCATGCCGGGAAGCGCCGCCGCGCCTCGGCCAGCGCCTCCCCGTGCAGCTTGTACATGGCCCGCTCGCTGTAGTGCAGGCCGTATTCCTGCATCCCGCTCAGCACGCCGTCCCACCGCAGCAGGTCGACGTAGCGCAGGCGCAGGATCACGCGGTGTTTGGGCTCCGGCACGCGCGTGATGAACTGCTCCACGAGCCCCTGCCGCCGGACGTAGTAGGCGCGCCGTCGGGTCAGCTCGTCAGCCTGCTCCGCTGCCGCGGCCAGCAGGCCGTCGCGGTGGTCGTCACCGCTTCCGCCGGGAGCGAGCGGGCCGTAGCTCGCCGTGACCTTTTCGCACTGGGCGTGCAGCTCCTCCAGTCGGAGCTCGCAGCGGCGCTTCTCGATCCGCGCCTCCCGCACCGAGCGGAGAAAGTCGTCGGCGCTGTATGGTTTTTTCTCGTCCATGCTCAGTCCTCCCGTTTCTCCGCCACGCGCCAGAAGCGGTCAAGCCATTCCTTGCCACATTCCTCACAGTAGTCCGCGTCGATGATACGGTAGTACCCATCACCCTCGCAGATGATCTCGCCGCATACGCAGCAGCAGGTCACGATCTCCGGCTCCGGCGGTTCAATCGGTCTTTCCGGTTCGTACATTTCGCTCTGCCTCCTCCCGTTCCCTCTCCCATGCGTCGAGGTCAATGCCGATCTCTCTGAGCTGGCGCGTGGCGAGCCACACGTCGTCCTCCTGCGGCAGTTCGTACCGTTCGAGCAGGGCGTTGATGCCCGCGCCGAAACCAAAGTAGAACCGCTTGAGGCGGTCATACCCGAAGCCCGTGAGCCGTCGCAGCTCCAGCAGGATGATCGCATCCACCTCGCGCACGTGCTTTCGGTCGTACTCGGCGAGAGCGGCCATCGCTTCTTCCCGCACGGCGCGATCCATCGCGTCGCGCTCCTTGGCGTTCAGCGTGGCGTAGAGCTTCCCGCTGATCTTCCTGAACTCAGGCATGACCGTCCTCCTTCCGTATGATCCACGTGATGATGTGCAGCACTGCCACACAGCACCAGTACACGACCTTGCCGAGGCTCACCCGGTGCTCCAGCGTCAGGTCGCACGCGGCGTCTTCCATGCGCCTCATGTCCTCGATCAGCGCGTCGCGCAGGTTAGTCGCCATGGTCGTCCTCCCCCTGCTCCAGCACCATGTCGGCCTGCCCGAGGCTCGGCTCGATGAGCACGCGCAGCGTGTGTCCGTTGACGACCATCCAGCGGTCGGCTCCGCCTTGGAGGTTGGCCGTTGCGTAGAACAGGCTCGGCTTTGCGTCGAACATGAGGTCGTAGGCCCGTTTGCTCACGTGCAGGGTCTTCGCCTCGGCCTGATTTTTCTTCAGCATCTCGATGGCGTCCAGCGTGGCGCGTATCATGCGTGCGCCTTCATTGTCGATCTTGGGCTCCGGCGGGAGCTCCCGCTCCACGCTGCCGAGCATTTCCATCGCCGTGTCCCATACGGCGGCCTCTTCCGGCGTTTCGGTGCGAGGCTCTTCCTCCCGCAGCAGGCCGAAGCGGTCGAGCGTCCGCTCCACTTTCTCGTCACGCCAGCGCCGCAGGCGCTCGCTCCCGCATGGCAGGAGGCCCGCGAGCTCGTCGAGCAGGATGCTCACGTCCGCCATCTCCTCGATGATGTGATCCAGTGCTTTCCCGTCCGGGTACCTGCGCCGCTTCGAGATGGCCTGCACCAGCTCGGCGCACTCTTCCTGCATCAGGTCAAGGGCGTTGTTAAGGCCGTTGTGGTCGGCGATTGTCTTGATCGCCCACGGACTGTCGAAGTCCGGCTCATACCGGATGCCGAGAAGGTTCTCCAGCACGAGGATCGCCTTTCCCGGTTCGCCCTCGACCAGCCAGCCGCAGCACCCGGTCTTCTCCAGCTCCGCCGGGGACACGCCCATGAGCTCGGGGAAACCGCAGGCAGAGCAGTCGTTGCAGTTGGACGCCACGTCACCGTATTTGCAGCACTGCTGCCGCAGCAGGTCTTGTGCGTAGTGGAACCGTGCGTCGGCAGGCGTGTCCCGCCGATACAGCTCTTTCCTTGAATAGTCCTTCATGGCTTCCTCCTCTCAGAACCGGAAGTCCGGCTCGACCACACGCAGCTCTCCGCGGACGAGGACACATCGTTCAATCGGGTCGTGCTCAGACGTAAATTTGATTGCGCTTGTCAGGGATCGCGCAAGCTCCTGCACGATCTGGTCTCGCGTATACTCGCCGAGTCGCTCGCTGTCTTGGATCGTCCCGGCGTGGATCAGGTCATAGGACACCCGGCACGTCGCTGCGCAGCGCCGAACCTGCGGGTGCTCGACTTCAACGAGCAGGGGTCTCGACCCTCCTTCAATGTGGTAGCGCGATCCGCAGTAGGCGCAGTGTCCGTCCTTTTCCAGCGGCGCCCCGCAGCACTCGCACTTGAGAAGTGTAGCCGATTCGCGCCGAGCTTTTACCTCGTATGGCCCGAGTGTCATTTCTCCTCGCCTCCTACCTTCTCGATCAGCTTTTCCAGATACCACTTGGCTTTCCGCAGGTCTTCCGCACCGTTCTTCAGCGGCCAGCGCCACATGTACTTGAGCACCTGCCCGGTGAGGAACGCCGCCACGGGGTCGTGCTGGCAAGTGAGCGCGGCGCCGATAGCGTCGATGCACTCAATCCCGCCGGCGGTGTAGTGCGAGGGGTGGTTTACGGGGTCATGCTTGGCGTGTTGCGCCTCGGCGAGTCTCTCCTTCGCTCGGACTGCTTCGACGGAGGCGTCTACCGCGTCCCCGACGGGCACCTTATCGTAGGTGAGATGGTAGCCCTTGCTGTTCTCCTGCGCCTTCTCGACAGCTTGATGAAAGAGTTTTGCGGTGTCCTCTTTGTCCGGCATCTCGCGGTCCCAACATGCTCCGCAGCCACCCGGCTGCCCCGGCCGCGGGCAGCTCCCGATTTCTCTGTCGAACGGTTCGTAGCCGTAGTCGCAGGGGCAACCGCTTGCACCGCCGGCCCATTTATCGTTGACGAGATCGGGGTGCTCCTGCGCCAGTTTCTCTTTGAACGTCATTTGTCCATGTCCTCCTTTTCAAATTTCCACTCGAATCCGCCAGCAGTTGTCTGCGCTGATCGGCCTTCCTTCTGACGGTGATGGATGGCGTTGCCTATGTGAGTGTTGCTGATGCCTGTTTGTCTGGCCGCCTCTGCGGCGGACTTATACCTCGCTATGACCTCTCCGTTGAGGAGTTGTAGCACCGGTTTATCGCTATCTTTTTTGTGCAGCCCGGTACGTCTGGCGTGCATCAGGTTGTCCCGCATACTGACCCATTCGAGGTTCTCCGCCCGATTGTCTTCTTTGTTCCCGTTCAAGTGGTTGACTGTGGATTGCGCGTTCGGGTTGGGTACAAAAGCGAGTGCGACGCAACGGTGGATGTAATAGGCTTTGCCGTGGTATTTGATGCACCTATAGCCTTTTCCGATCGGGAGAGGTTTCAGTTCTCGTTTTGTAGCTGCGTTTCGCACGCGCCCGTCTGGGCAAACCTCATACAAGCCCTCAAGTCCGGGCACGTCCTTCCAGATTTCCTTCATCATGCCTTCATCTCCTCCTCTGCGTAACGCCGCAGTGCCTCGAGCAGCGCGTCCTGCGTCGCCGCCTTGCTTCTCAACACTTGCATTACCCTCTCGTCGAGGGTTCCCTCGGCTACAAGGTGGTGGATTACGACGGTCTCCTTCTGCCCGGGTCGATTGAGACGGGCGTTTGCCTGGGCGTACATCTCGAGCGAGTAGGTCAGGTCGAACCACAGCATGAGATGGCCCCCGCTCTGCATATTGCTTCCGTACCCGATGCTCGCCGGATGGCAGAGCAGCATCTCGATCTCGCCTCTGTTCCATGCCTCGATATCCGCTGCCCCTTCGTAGACTCGGGCTCTCGGAAATCGTGCAAGGATGCGGTCACGGGAGTGTTGATACCCGTAGAACACCAGCAGGTTGTTCCCGGCGCAGGTGTCCACGAGTTCGGCGAGGGCGTCGAGTTTCGCGTCGTGGATGGGGATGACGTTATGCTCGTCGTCATACACTGCGCCGCTGCTCATTTGGAGCAACTTTCCGGCGAGCGTCGCCGCCATGTCTCCGCGGATCGCGGAGGTCATCTGCCGCAGTTCCTCGGGCTTCTTCGGGTCGAGCTCCTTGAACTTGTCGCCCCTCTGCAAGAGAGGGATAACGCCCTCCTTCTCGAACTTGTCGTAGCGTTTCCGCGCTGTTGCGTCGATGCGGACGGGGATCACATTGTAAACCGGCTCCGGCCAATCGGGGTTACGAATACTCAGGCACAGGTCCCGGAGCTCCCGGTCGATCGTGGCCTTGGCTCCGGGCCGCAGGTTCCATTGATAGACGATGTTTCCCTTGTGCGCGCCCATAGAGAAGTAGCGGGAGCGGTACTCGGAGACCGTGCGTCCAAGGTGTTTACCCCCGTCGAGCAAGTAAACCTGCGGCCAGAGTGAGAGGTAACTGTTCGGCGCGGGCGTCCCGGTCAGCCCGATCACGTAGGGCACGGTCTGGATCGCCTTCCTGATACAGCGCCACCGCTTTGTGGTCTGGCTCTTGAAGCTGGACAGCTCGTCGAGGATCACCATGTCGTAGGGGAGTTGCCCGCCGAGCTCGTCCATCAGCCACACGAGGTTGTCCCGCCCGATGACGTAGAGGTCTGCCTTGACCCGGAGCGCGTGCCGCCGCTGCTCCGCCGTCCCCGCCACCAGCGAGGTGCGGATCGCCTTGGTGTGCTCCCACTTCTGCGTCTCCGGCCCCCACACGGTCTCGGCCACGTTCTTCGGCGCGACCACGAGGGCGCGGCGCACGGTGAAGTCCTCCCACAGGTGCTCGGCGAGGACGGTGAGCGCCGTCACCGTCTTGCCGAGACCCATGCCGAGGAACAGGGCGCAGTGCGGATGCTCCATGCAGAAGTCAAACGCCTGCTTCTGGTGCGGGTAAGGTCTGTACTCGGTTGCCATGCTCTCTCGCTCCCTGTTTCCTGCGCGCCGTGACCTCCGGGTTCCAGCCGCAGCGGTCGCAGGCGGTCTTGTTGGTGCGCGGTTCGTTGCAGATCACGCCGCCCGTGGCGCCGTATTTGCACGGTCGTTCCGTCTTCATGCCGCCACCACGATGTCCGCGAAGAAGATGGGGTAGGTCTCCCGAAGGATCGAGAGAAGTTGCAGCGCGACCTCGCGCATCTGCGGGTGCGCCGCCGAGCTGGTGCGGAGCTTCAGGAAGTGCCGCCACTCGCGCACGTCCGCCGTCATCACGACCTCCGTTTTGAGGCTGTTGGGCAGGACGCTGCGTGCCTCCTGCGGGGAGCAGCCCTCGTTGAGGAGGTCGAAGTACGCCGTCTCGCAGCGCTCCATCGCGCCCTTCCACATGTGCCACGCCGGGGTGTCCTTCTCGAAGAACAGCGGCTTGATGACCGTGATCTCCGTGCCGAATTTCTCCTGCGAGTAGTTGCAGTAGCGCGTGCTCTCCTGACAGTAGGCGGCGAGGCGGTGCCGGACGATCTCGTGCGAGACGCCGCGGTCTACGGTGAACTTGACCGTGATGCTCCCGTGCTCCAGCACGGCCTCGTGTCCGCGCTGGATGATACCGGAGATGAACTTCTCCGCGGTGCCCTCGCCGATCTTGCTCTCGGACTTGTAGCACACACGGCCCGCCTGCTCGACGGTGGAGAGCAGGGTCTCGTAGCTTGGTGCGTTGATGAGCTCTACGCTCGGTTCGATGATCTTCATGTCGTTACCCTCCAATAGACGGTTTTGTGTTGCAGCCCCCAGTTCATAGCGTCGTCGTGGCTGCTGAAATAAAGGTCGATCCAGTTCCCTTCCACGCCCGTGTCCTGCGCGATGTAGACGATGGGATCGCCTTCGATCACCACCTCCGCGCCCATCGGGATGACGCTGGTGTCAACGGCCACGGTCACGCCCTGCTTCGGCATCACGCCGCTGCACGTCGGGCCGCCAGACCACTGCCCGCAGCAGTGCGGGCAGTTGCAGTACCCGGTCACGGTGCACCCGCGGATCATGTTCCACCCGGTCGCCTCGCAGACCTCGTCGTAGCCGAAGGTCACGTCCTCGAAGCGCGCGGTCAGCGCTTCGACCTCGCCTTCCAGCTCCGTGCAGCGCCGCTCCGCGTCGAGGGCTTCCTTCCGCAGGGCCTCCACCTGCGCCCGGAGGAGCGTGTTCTCCTTTTCCTTCGCCGTGATGTGCTCGGCGAGCAGGACGTTGTCCTGCCGGAGCTCCTGCTCGACGGAGATGTCGTGGAACAGGGTGAGCCCGCAGGCGAGCATCAGCACACCGCCGATCAGCAGGGCGAACAGCTTCCGGTTTTCCTGCTTCTTTTCCTCCCGCGTCATCGTGCCGCCTCCTCCCTCACGAGGTACGTCGCGCCGAACTTCCGCTTGCCGCACTTGGCGCAGGTGATCTTGTTGTCCACGCCGCCGCGGATCAGGCTCAGGGACTTCTTCGGCAGGCTCTTCGCGCAGGGCTTGCACAAGTCCATTTCTTTCTGCTCGCTCATGCTTTCCTCCTCAATCCTTGAAGTAATACTTGCCCTCGTACCCGTCGGCCCGGAGCGGCAGGCCCTTGGCCCATGCCGTCTCGGGGCACATCAGGCGGGACATTTCGTCCACGCTGCGCCCGTCGATGGGCTCAGTGCAGATGACCTCGTCGTGCACGTGTGCCCGGATGTCGAAACCGTGCTCGTCCAGTGAGAACATGGCCTCCCGCAGCAGGTCGCGGGCCGTGGCCTGCACGAGGTTTTCCACGAGCTTCCCGCCCCATGTCTCCACGCGGCTCCAGCGTTTGGTCTGCTGATCCACGCCCATGTAGGTCAGGCTCTTGCGGTCGGGGTGGAAGGCGCTCTCCTCGTACTTGGCCCCGTAATAGGCGAGCCTCCGCCCGGACGGGAGCGTCATCCACAGCACACCCTGCTCAAAGTCGAAGCGGACGTTGCCGAGGGTGGAAACCGCCGTTGTTCTCCGGGCGACCGAGCGGATCGCCGCCTTCTCCAGCGCGCGCCACAGCTCACAGATGCGCGGAGAGCTTTCGCGCCAGAGGTCGACGGTCTCCTGCATCTCCTCCTCACTCATGCCCATCTTGTCCGCGCCGAACGCCTTGAGAGCGTTGACGCCGCCGCCGTAACCGAGCGCCAGCTCCGCAACCTTGCCCTTCTGCCGGAGTTCCCCGTTTACGCCGTGCTTGACCACGGGGACGTGGAACATCTGACTGGCCGAGGCACAGTAGATGTCGCCGCCGTCGCGGAAGGTCTGGAGACGCCACTCCTCGCCTGCGAACCACGCGGTGACGCGGGCCTCGATGGCAGAGAAGTCGGAGATCAGGAGCTTCTGCCCCTCCTCCGGGATGATCGCCGTCCGCACGAGCTGGCTCAGCGGGTCGGCGACGCCGTCATACAGCGCCTTGAGCGCGGTATAGTGCCCGTTCCGCACCAGCTCGCGCATCCCGTCGAGGTCTTCGGTGTAGTTCTTGCTCATGTTCTGGAACTGCACCAGCCTCCCGGCGAAGCGCCCGGTGCGGTTGGCACCGTAGAACTGGAAGCAGCCCTTCGAGTGGTCATCCGAGCACATGGAACGGAGCATGGCCTGATACTTCGCCGTCGAGCTCTTGGAGAGCTCCGAGCGCAGGGTCATGAACTCGCGTGCCTCAGAGGTCTGGAGTTCCGACACGACGTCGGCGATGACCTTTTTATTGAGGCTCGGGAAGGTCTTGCCCTCCTGATCGAACAGCCAGTTCTTGATCTGGCTCACGCTCTTGGGATTGCTGAGGCCCGTGATGTCGATGGCCCGCGCCGTCAGCTCGGTCTTGTACCGTTCGTCCATGATGACCGCGCGCTCGGCGAGTTGTCGGTCGATCCGCACGCCGCGTTCGTTGATCCGCGCGTCGAGCGACCAGAAGCGCCGCTCGTCGTCGTTCGGCAGCCAGTGCCGGAGCATCTCGAAGATCGTGCGCTCGGCCTCCACGTCGCGGACGCAGTAGTCTCGGAAGGTCTCCCACTTCTCCGGCGCGTGCTCGGGAAGGTTGCGCTCCCGACCTCCGTTTGCCTTGGTCGCCTTGCAGGGCTTGCAGAAGTAGTTGATGAGGGCCTTGCCTTCCTTCATCTTTGCCTGATCTTCGCTCAGGCCGAG